AGATTCTCAAGGATGATGCCATTGACACCTGGACTCTAAGAGAACAAGAAGAAATCAATAAACTAGACCTAACCCAAGGCCTACATATTTTCTTATATGATGCCTATACCGGTATTATATCCTATTGCCAAACGAATAAACCCACAAACCAAGAACCCATATATGAATCAGAACATATAATAATCCTAGACTCAGATAGTATAATAGGTTAAGAATATTGCCCAGGCCTAACTTAGGTTCTGGGTTTTTACTTACGCTAACTTAGTAAGCCCTTATAGGCTAATCTATGGAACACTTTTCCCATAGGCTTACCATAGTCCATATATGGCCTTATAGAATTAGGACCAAGGGTTTTATAGAGGGGATATATCCCAAGGGCCTTAATTCTTTATCACCTTAGTCCATTAATGGCCTTATCAATATACAGGTATATAACACACTTCCTAGAGGACAGGCATAGACCATATAGGAATATCTTATACATATCATATATGCCCACTACAAGGCGTGCGAAGATTACCCTTGTGAACCCCCAAAATTAAGTGCAAAAATTAAGTCCTTTTTAGGGTGCAATAAATTTTTGAATTTATAGATTTTTCACAAAAATAATTTTGAAAATAAAAATATTCATTTTCTCAAAAAATTTTCTTGAAAATGTTTGTAGATTAAAAAATAGTCCGTATCTTTGCAATGTGAGAAAAACAAAAAGATATTTGAAAGATTTTATTTAAAACTTTTTAAGAAAATAATTCTCTAAAAATTTTGTAGATTAAAAAATAGTTTTTATATTTGCAATACAAAAATGAGATAAATACTACCTTATTAGAATAGTTTAAAAAGTCTTGAAAGTCTATTTGAAAAGGTAATAAAAATAATAAATAATAAAACTTTCAAGCAGTTTAATTATGAAAAATCAAATTAATAACGTGGATGTAAAAAAAGCAAGTGCAAGCGCAAAAGCAAATAGTTTGATTGCTTTAGACGTATTGAAAAGCGTAAAAGAAAAAAATGCGGGACTTTTCAAAACATCTTTAGGGACAAAAAAAACAGAAATTTACAAAAAAGAACTTTTTGAGGGTGCAAACGAAAAGCAAATCAAATCATTACGCAAAAAGTTTAGAAACGTAACTTTCAATTTTCTTTCAACGATTGCAAACAATGCAGATAAAAAACTAATTGACGGCTTTATAGACTTTTATAAACAAGTTTATACGCTAAATGATTTTTCATTTAATTCTATTGCATCAGAGAATACAAAAGAAGAAAAGAAAACAATTCTAATAAAAGGGCTTGAAATAGTGAAAAATTCTTTGAAGTAAAAACAAATCAGAGTAGGGGAATATTTCCCTACTCACTTAAAAAATAAAAGTTATGATATTAAATATATTTTTATTTGTTGGAATAATTTATTTAGCAATTCAATGTTATAGAGACTTAAAAGAAATTTTGAAAGACAATAACGAAACATTTAAAGATTGAAAGAAAGCAAAGGGATAAATAAAAATGTTTGTCCCTTACTTTTTATTTTTGAATGTTAAATTTAAGGTAACCGTACTCCCCTTTTAGTACCACAACTTTCAAAGCTTTCGCATTAAGGGGTACCTTGAAGGCAAATACACATTTTTAGTACCAGGAAATTTTGACACCTCGTATTAGAGGCATGCCAAGATATCCCACACCACATACATGCCCACATAACACACAAAGAAGCCAGAGAATAAAACATCCCTGGCATTCATCCTATAAAAGGGTATCTAATATCTCTTTAATCTATCAATCCTTACCATACTCTTCCTTAATCCTTTCCAAATCCTTTAAAGCCAATTTCAGAATCCTAATTCTATAGGGGATATATTTCTTATAGGTAGGAAACCAATACCCAAATATATAATACTCTCTATTAATCCTATCTATAGGAGTCTTCAACCATCTATTACTTCTTATGATATGATACTCTCCATAACCTATGTGACTAAATCCTGAAAGAAACCAGAGATGTGTAATACCAAACCTTTCAGGTTGGAACCATGGTTTAATTACACTATGCCATAATTCATGATTCTGATTATCGAATATCCTACACATCCCTAGATTAGTTTCGGCATGTCTTAGGAAATCAATTACCTTGATTATCTCATACTTCACTTTCTCATAATTTTCGAATATCCTCATCTCTATGGTGAAGTTATTCTTTGCTTTTTCATCTATATTGCTCATAATACTAATCCATATAAGAATACTATAAAACCAAACTACTAATATATATAAGGGATTGCATACCTCTTAAATGGTTATCTTTCTTAGTGTTTTTTCAACCTTAATCATATACTTGAATTTAAATTATTATATAATATCATAGCACCCCTATTATCCCTCTGGTAGATTACAATATCAAAGTTCTTTCTATAAACCAAAAACTTATAAAGATATGGAAATAATAAACTTTAGAGCAGTGGAGAGATCCACCCAAGATGTATCTGTTACCATTAATAGGGGTAGCTCTGAGAAATGGGCTATCCAATCCCAGAAAACTAAATATGTAAATGGTAAAATGTCTGGAGTTATTGGGGTTGGATATACTGCTAGCATCAATAACTCTGACTATCTTTTAGAAGAAGACAAGAGTAACAATGAGATTCGGATTACTGCACAAAATGACGGTACTTCTGGGCTTTGTGTACTTACACAAAATGAATCTGGTAATAAAATAAATCTACACCTTACTACTCCTGAAGAAAAAGAATACTGGGAAATACGTTTTAATCCTATAACCATCAATGGAGTAGACACGAGTGCTTTTTTTAAGGCTACTACCAATATTAGTGGCGAAGGTGGACCTATGGCTGATGGTAACCAAAATAAGAATTGGATAGTAAATCAAAATAGATATGCTATTAATGTCTATATTGCTAACCTGTACCCGGGAAATTTCGAAATGTTGTCTTGGTCCTGCCTTGATAAGGATGGTAATGCTTTTAGTCCTAACTACAGTATACCAAGTAATTCATACTTTACAACAAAAACAACTGGATTGGGTTCCTATACTCTTACAAAAGTTTCAACTCCCTCTGCTAGCAGTGATACTCCTATACTCTCCAGTAGGTTTAACCCCACTAAAAAATATCCATTAGATTTGAATTTTTATTGGGTAGCTCCAACTTAATACAGGTATTAAGATAATATCCCAATTATAAAAGCAATTACCCAGAATATAAGAGCCAGTGTATATGCAACAGAATATCTATGCCAGGGATACCAGCAGGTAATATAAGAATCTACTTTTAGTATTTCTGGATGTTCTTCCTCGTATTTTTTATCCTCTTCTCTAGAACTGTATTTATGAAATACATAGAAAGGTAAGAATACGAGGAAGATTATTAGAGCAACTGGGAACAAGAGTAGGAGAAGAATCTCCCACCCTTGCATTGATGTCCCAGCATAATTACCATCTCTGTCAAAAAAGTATCTCATAGTAATTTGTATTTTATGTATCTGATTAATAGATAAATTGGAAATAGAGGTAATACTATCCATACCGAGATGAATAGAATAAGAGAGTGTATTTTATGAGTATAGGGTAAATAATCCCAGCAAGCCCTTACAAAAAATACCGTGAATGGCAAACATACCAAGTAAATTATAGCTAATACTGTAATCATTGTTCTTTGAAGTATTTGTTAATAATCTTGGTAAGTTTCTTATCAAATTCAATCATCATATCGAAAGCTTTCGAATCTTTCATACTTCTCATCTCCTTATCAAGTAATTCTATGTTTCTCTTAATTGAGAAATAGGCCTTATATGCAAGGAATACTCTTTCATTTTCTTCGGTAAGCGGACGAACTTCTCCCTTTTGCCCATCCAATCTTGGGTATGTATCATCAGGACCCAAGGTTCTTGCAACTTTTACTCGGTTACTGAGCATTGCGAATCCACCTTTTTTATCGATAGATTCCACTGTAACTTTCTCAATGATGGGTCTTCCAGATAATGTGAAGAGAACCTCATCCCCCTCTTTAAGCTTTTTGATTTCTTTCTTTTCTTTTTTCATATCTTTATTTATTAAGAATTTTTCTTTATGCAAATATACGAAATTATTCTTTATTTATTGCATTATCTATTTTATTTTTTATAAATTCATAGGCATTGCCCCGGTAATCTTCTAGCATTTTGTATTCCTGTGGAGATAGAAATACCCCATTTACTTTAAAAGCATCTCTTAGATGCTCCGGTATAGTACCTTGGTGAGTGATGTTATTATAACGGATGATGAAAAGTTTCTCTTTATCTTCATCTATAACACCAAGTGTGTTGACTGGTTGGAGTTTAGTTTGGTAAATTCCCCCGAAAGCCGAAGGAACTATTAGAATACTTCCCGGTATTCTAGTTATCCAATGGGAATAATCGGGAGTAATTACGGCAATTTTCTTCTCTTTTTCAAGTTCTTTATCATAAGCTAATCGATTAAACCAAAAAGCACATTTAAAACAAACTTGTTTTCTTGCCATAAGTTGGGGAATCTCTCTAGTTTCATCGAATTCCTCTAAATTAATTGGTTTGCCACATATCTGGCATTCATTTTTCTTGTCCATATTGCATTATTTTATAAGTTATATATGATAATAGAACCTCTAAACATATTGAAAATGGGTTATAAGCAATACTTTTGTTACTAAAATTGAACCATTAAAACTGATAAGTTATGGATAAACTAACAAATGAAATGATTAAAGACCTTGCTATTCGCTTAGGTCTAGAACCTGCTCTATTGAAAGCTGTTCAATTGGTAGAAGCAGCTGGTAGAGATGGGTTTTTAGCTGATGGTAGGCCTCAAATTCTCTTTGAGGGTCACATTATGTACAAAGAAGTACATAAGAAATTCCCTGACAGAGATTTAGCTTACCTTTGTAAGAGATATTCTACGATTTTCTTCCCTAAATGGGATAAATCGAAGTACTTGGGAGGTGTACACGAGTACAAAAGACTCGAATTAGCCAAAGAAATTGACGAAGAATGTGCATTGAAGTCTGCAAGTTGGGGAATGTTCCAAATTATGGGATTCAACCACCATCTCTGTGGGTGTAAAGATGTCTATGATTTCGTTCACAAGGTGTCAGAATCTCATGCAAATCAACTGGAATTGATGTATCACTTTATGTATAATTCGGGTTGTTTAAAAGAACTAAAAGCAAAAGACTGGGCTGGCTTTGCCAGAAAATACAATGGTCCTGGGTATGCCCAGAATGCCTACGACCAAAAACTAAGAAATGCTTACGAAAACTTCAAAGATAAATTATGAAAAGATGCCATTTTAACAGCGGGGTAGCAAAAGTATTTCTTTTCCCCAGTTACAAAGCAATTACTCTGGTGTATAACTCATTCTTCAAACACAAAGTAGAAGAGTGTAAACCTGATGATATCAATCATGAGTGTATTCATCAGATACAGCAGATTGAGTGTAGTATAGCAGGTTTGATACTTGGTATCATACTCTGGTTATCCTTTGATATATCCTTCTGGTGGGTAGTGGCCCTGGTTTTTGGATTCTTCTATCTCTGGTATATTATCGAATACATAATCATCAGGTGCTTTGCCAAGTGGGATAAACAGAATGAAAGGTATCATGATGTAAGTTTCGAAGAAGAAGCCCACAACAATGATAAGAATCTGAGTTATTTGGAAGACCGTAAGCCATTTGCTTGGATCAAGTATGTTAAATTGAGAAGCTACAAAAAATGAAGAAATTAAAAGTATTAGGGGTGTCTGCAGGTGCAGGCATCCTTTTGTTCCCTTTTAGAAAGAATTTGATAGCTAATGTAGAAACTAGAGGAGTATTTTATACTAAGGGTCTAGAACAATGGAAATTAAATTTTGGTGGTATACCATATTATAAAGATGAAACCTTCCCAGATTGTAAGCCAGACATCATACTTTCAAGTCCAGACTGTGGAGCATCTTCTATTATGAGGCTTTCAAAAGTAAAAGAATTGGGCAATCCCCAAGAGAATAAATCCCTGAATCTAGTAATTCAATCAATCTTACATTATAAACCTAAGATATTTCTTATTGAAAACTTACCTCGTTTGCTATCTTTGCTCCCAAAAGAATATCTTCAAAAAACTCTTGAAGACTATAAACTTATTTTTCACGAAAGAAGCGTTTCTGACTACGGTAACTCACAGTTATCACGAAAGAGATTACTTATCATTGGAGTACATAGAAAAACGGGTAAGAAATATTTGAATGCTTTTGATGAAGTATTTCAAGTAAAAAACCCAACAATTACTAGAAATCTACTTAAACCACTCACATTCTCTCAGGAAAATAATACTAACCAGATTCCGTTTATGAGTAAAACTCTGGCAATGTATGACTATCGGAAGCTTCCTGAAAAGAAGAATCTTACAGTAGCAAAGATACATAGACTCTGGGTTAGGGATTTCAAGAATGAAAAGAAGTGGCCTATCAAAACTGCAAAGATGAGTACTCTTCCAGGAGTGTATCGATTGGAGTATGATAAACCTCCCTTAACTCTCAGACCTGCAGATAGGCAATTTAGACCCGACGGTTATCCTCTGGGAATAGAGGATTTCAAGGCAATTATGGGATTCCCTGATAAATTCAAAATTTATCTTCACAAGAATGGTGATACCTTCGAAGGTGATTTTAAGGATTACCATTACTGGCTTAACAAGGCAAGGTATACAATTGCCAAAGGGGCAGTAGGTGAAATAGGTTATTGGTTTAAGGAATGCCTCAAAAAGGCAAATACCAAGAAACCTTGAGTTTCAGCTTTATATATAAAGTCTTATATATAAGTTTCTTGGGTGCCTTGAAATATATAGATATATAATATACTACGTATATATATCTATATATTTATCTACGTATATATAGCTATTCATATATCATATCGTAAGTAGTATATTTGGATATTATCTCACTTCGTTCGATAAAGGTAATCGCTAAGCGATTACCGAATAGATAGTATCATTAAAGCGTGCGACTATTTCGATTTGAAAACTTAATACACCGAATTATGAGAATGATTAATGCAAAGTACCCAATTACCGAATTGAACATTAACAACATCATTAAGTTCTTTCGGATTATTTATCGGAATTTACCTTCGATACGTTTTGAGATTATTGAAACCAAAAGTACTTTCCAATTCAAGTTCCACATCATTAAGTCAAACTTAAGTCCAGTAGAACGTTATTGGTTGAAGAGTAAAATTAAGAAATTCATCAAATATGAAGACATTTAAGAATGCCTTGTTTATTGTACTTCTAGGATTTACTATTTACCTTTGCTTCAGGAATTACAAACTTTCTCGAGAGGTTGATTCCCTGGAACAAGCGGTCAATGAAATCCCAGATACAGTATACACAAAGAAACCCTTCAAACCAGAGAAGAAGTACTCAGAAAAAGTTGAACCAGGTAAAATCTTAGTTCATGATAATAAGCAGCCAACTCTCTTTCCTGATTCCATGCTAAGGCAGCCAGTTATCAGTAACCAAGATTCCCTGGTTCAAATCGTTTTGAAGAAAGATAAGTTAAACTTAAGTCTGTTCAATAAGGAGACTAACACTTACTCAACTAGACTTTTCAAAATAGATTTAGATAAGTACAACTATAACTGGTATGAAGGTCAATTAACTCGAAAGAAAGTTGCAAGGTTATCACTTAGTCCATACGTCTATGGCAAATACAGACCTTTCAATAATCTCTTCGATATGGGAGCTGGTCTTTCAATCAAGACTAAGAGATTTAATTACAAATTCGGAGTCAATACCTTTTACTACCCGAAGATAAAATCAGGGATGGGTACTGACATCGAATTTCAAATAACGTATAACTTTTAAGTAATGGCAAAGACTATCTCAGAAACTAGAACTACATTAACTCGGGAGGAGCTATCAAACTTATCCCGAGTTTCTAGTGATGTTTTCTTTTTTAGCCTTTTTTGCTATGTGATACATCCAGTAAGAGGAAAGGTAAGATTTGATTTATACCCATTTCAGAAATCAGTTCTCTACAATTTCATTGCCCAACGATTCAATATCATTCTCAAATTCCGTCAGGCAGGAATTACAGAACTTATTTCAATGTACTGTCTTTGGTTGGCGATGTACCATCCCAACAAAAAGATAAACATCATCTCTATCAAAGACACAACTGCTAAGAAGGTGCTTAAGAAGATTAAGTTCATGTACAAGAATCTTCCATGGTACCTTCAAACTCCCATAATCAATGGTAGAGCTGGAGAATACGGTTCTGCTTCCATGATAGAATTTGATAATGGGTCATTTATTGAATCAATTCCGACATCATCCGAAGCCGGTCGTTCGGAATCCCTTTCTCTTCTGGTAATTGACGAGGCAGCAGTAGTAAGATGGGCTGCTCAAATTTGGGCTGCTGCATTTCCTACTCTTTCCACTGGTGGAGCTGCCATCGTCAATTCCACTCCTTATGGAGTTGGTAATTTCTATCACTCAACTTGGGTAGATGCCATTGCAGGAGGTAATCCCTTTAACCCAATTCGATTATACTGGCAAATGCACCCAGAACGAGATATTAACTGGTATAACCAAATGTCCTCTGCTCTGGGTGCAAAACGAACTGCACAAGAAATAGATGGTGACTTCTTATCATCTGGTAATACAGTCTTCGACTTAGCTGATATTAAGGCTATCGAAGACTGCCTTAGTGATTACCCGGTTATTAAGAAAAGGTTTAATGGTCAATATCGACAGTTTTGTGAACCAGAACCAGACAAAGAATACTTTATTGGTGCAGACGTTTCAACTGGTAGAGCTTCTGACTACTCTTCATTTACTTGTATGGATAAGCAAGGAGAAGAACAAGTAGTATATAAGGGAAGAATGGCAGTGGGAGCTTATGCTAAGTTACTTGGTGATACTGGGAAATTGTTTAACTGGGCAGTAATAGCTCCAGAATCCAATGACGTTGGTTTATCGGTAACCTCTAAGCTTCAAGATGAAGGCTACCCTAACCTTTACTACTACCAGAAGATGTTAAAGAAAAAGGGTAAAAGTAGACCTGAAATGGATAAATCCCCTGGTTGGTTAACCACCCAAAAGAATCGTTCAGTGATAATAGAAAACTTAGAAGAAGATATTCGATTAGATAACGTAACCATTAAGGACCCATTCTTTGTACAAGAAGCTTATACCTTCATATACGATGGTTTGGGCAGACCTGTTGCAATGGGTAAACATAGGGCTAATAATTCAGCGGTAGATGTAGACCTTGAAGGAGATGTATATGCAGATGATGATATCTTCGGAAAAGCAATATGTAATCACATAAGGAAAGGAAAAACTAACGTAATCGTACAACCAAGATGAAAAAGTACTTCAATTTTAGTTGGGGTTGGGGACGTAAGAAGGACCCTCCCAAGAATGGTACATCCTCTAATAAAGAGGAAAAGCCTGCCACATCAATTTCACCTGGTAGGGTTTCAGTTGACGATGATAGTGATAACTTAATTACATCATTACAAGGGTTGACTAAATTAGTTGAACCCTCTTTTCGTGTTGATGTGATACCTTTAATTCGGGATTTATATAAGGTAAATCCCGATATGGGCATTGCATTACAAGATATGTTTAAGTTAGCTAACACCAGTCATACAGTAACTTTCCCTAATAATACCGATGAAGAGGCTTCAAAGATGAGGGAACATCTTAAGAAAGCCACCAAGGGATGGACCAGATATACTGCTGGTATAGATGGTTTAGTTAACAAAATGATTGTTCAACTTCTTGTAAGTGGGGCAATATCCGTAGAAGGAGTACCAAATGATAAGCTTGATGGTTTGGCTACTGTATTATTCCTTAAGCCAGAACACATCAAGTTTAAACGTGAATTAAATGGGGTGTATTCTCCTTACCAAAAGAATATGAATTTCTTTGTTAAGCAACAAGATTATATTAAGCTTAACCCAGAAACTTATTTCTATGTTGGTATGTTCAATGATACCGATGAACCTTATGGAGTTCCTCCATTTATGCCAGCATTAGATTCTCTCAAGGGTCAGAATGATATGAAGGTTAACTTCAAACATATCATGGAGATTTGTGGTATGGTTGGTTTCTTAGAAGCTAAGATGCAGAAATCTCCACAAAGACCAAATGAGAGTATAAAAGCTTATGAATCCCGATTATACCATGAACTTAATATCCTTAAACGTAATGTTAAAGAGGGTATGAAGGATGGAGTAGTTGCTGGTTACATAGATGACCATGAATTCAAACTCAATTCTACTACTAAGGAACTCGGTAATATCGAGAAGCCTTGGAATATGAATCAACAATCTGTAGCAAATGGGTTGGGAGTTAATGGCTCTATCATTGGGGTATCATCTACTACTGGTGAAGGTGCAACGGGTATAATGCTGTCTAAGATGATTAGCCAGTTAAAAAATATCCAAATGCTTGTAGCTTATGTATTGGACCGACTTTATTCTCTAGAACTGCGTCTGGCAGGATTTAATAATAAGGGGATGAAGATTGATTGGGGAACTTCTACAGTTTCTGATGAAGTTAAAATCCAACAAGGTCTTCAGTATAAGATACAGAACCTTGACTTATTGTATAAGGCAGGTATCATTAGCCAAGAGCAATATGCTTGGGCAATGGGTTATGATTCACCAGATGAAAAGGAACCAAGAGTTTCACTTGAGGACCAATTTGCTAAGGGTGGTAATATAGACCCACAAGAGGGTACCAAGAAGAAACAAAGGCAGGATGATAAAAACCAATCTGCTCGTAGGTCAAGAGATAAGACAAACCCGGCTCCTTCTCGAGGAGACCAAAATACTAAAGCAAGATGAGTAAATTCACAAAGAAAAACAAAGAGCATCTTGATTCTATGGTGATAGGTCAAGGCCATACCATTATGGCTGGGTATATCCCAGAAGCAGTGGGAGCCAAGGCTTTTTCAGAGAATTATTACAAATGGAAAAACCCTACACCGGATTCCATTGCTCAATTTGGATTTTGGGGAGGGGATATAGATTATAATACTTATTATCCCAACCTGGACAAATCGGAATTAACTCCTAAGGACGAAGAGTTTATCGAACCTATGTTCCGATTACTTTCGGAAACAATCGTATCGAAAAATTGGAATCCTACAGACTTCGGTCAAAATGGAGTACTAAAGGCTTCTATGAAGATGCTGCTTGGTCAAACAGTAAACTGTGACCATGAAACAAACATCGGTAATGCTATTGGAGCTGTATCACAAGTAATGTGGCAGGAATCTTATAAAGACGGTAGCTTTACTATACCAGCAGGTATCAATGGTATTCTGAAGATTGATGGTAAGGCAAATCCAAGAATTGCTCGAGGAATTCTTATGGAGCCACCCTCAATTCATAGTAATTCGGTTACTGTACAATTCAAGTGGGATAAATCTCATCCCCAAATGGAGGATAATGAATTTTATCAAAAACTTGGTACTTATGACTCTAAGGGAGTTATGGTACGTAGAATGGTTACTGAAATTGTTCGTTACCTTGAGACCTCACTAGTTTCACATGGTGCTGATTCATTTGCCCAGAAAATTGGTTCGGATGGTAAAATCATTAACCCAACCTTTGCCAAAAGAACTTGGGCATCCTATGAAGAATACCGAGATGATAAATCGAAGCAATACTTCTTTACGGATTATAAATCGGACTTATCATCATTTCAAGAAAACGATACTCGGGATTCTTTTAATGATAATGATGCCAAGGATAATCATTCAAACGAAAATAATATGAACGAATTCGAAAAATTTCTTGAAAGCCTTTTCGGGGATAATATGCTTACCCTGGAAGAAGGCAAGGAGATGAATCAGGAAACAGTAGTTGCCTGCATTCAAAATTTGGTATCATCCAGAAACACTTTGCAAACTTCAGTAGATAATCTTACCACAGAGAAAACTTCTCTTACGGAACAGATTTCAAATCTGAATGCTGAGGTAGCAAACTTGAAGGAAATGGCAACTGTAGGAAAGAATCACATTGCTTCTCTCCGTGAAAGTGCTGTAGAAACCTACAAGAAGTTGATGGGTGAAAATGCAGATGAGACAATCGTTACGATGCTCAATGCAGAAACAACTGGTATTACTACTCTTGTTTCCTTGACTAAGGATTACCAAGCTCGCTTGGAAGAGAAGTTCCCTCTCACTTGTTCTAAATGTGGTTCTAAGGACGTCAACCGTGCTTCCTCAATTGCCGAGGATGATACCGAGGGTAAAACTGGAACTGAAGACACTACTCAGAACCAAGAACCTTCTTCAACCAGCAGTGTACTTGATGGCTTGTACAAGAAGAAATTAAAATAAGTTATCATATAAATAAATTAGAGTTATGACTAAAATCGTAAACAATCCTCAGCAAATGACTCTCTTTGGGGAAAGAACTCCCAAAGCAGTGATTTACAAGAGTGAATCACACAAGTTGCACCAGGCTTTCAATGTAAAAGCCGACACAAAGATTGTACAGGGCATGGCAGTTGCTTTGGGTACTGACGGTTTGATTGAACCGTTTATCCCGGGAGGTGCTGGTAGCCAGGTATACCTGGGTATAGCAGTAACGGATAACGTTAACCCTGCTTATCAACCTCAACGTAATTTCCCAGTAGAAGTAACCGTAGCAGTTCAAGGCTATATGATTTTGAATTGGGTTGCAAAAGAAACTCTTGATTGTGGTTATATTAACCCAACTGCCGACCTTTTGCATGACCGTTTCGTAATCGCCGAAGCTTCTACAGACGAATCTCAGTTCATTGCCATCACTCCTGCAGATGAGGCAAACGATGTGATTCAAGTACTCATCCGCTAAACCAAAAAAAATTATGGGACAAATTGATATTACAAAATTGAAGGCTCAGGATTTTATGAAAGAGCTGCCGGAAATGGTAAGAAGCTTGGAAGCTGTTCGTTCCGGTTCACAGGACAAGAAGCCTGTAGAGGTAACACTCGAAGAATTAGTTACTGGTAAATGGGGTATTTCACAAGATGAACTGTTCGAAAAGATGGGCATCAATCCTAAGGTTGATACCATGCAGAATATCTTCACAATGCCTCAGCAAGATGTTCGCTGGATTGTTCCGGAAATCATTCGTGCTGCCATCACATTGGGTATGCGCCAGGCTCCGTTCTATCCGAACATCATCGCATCTGACCAATCTATCAACGGCTTGCAAGCAATCATGCCGATGGTTAACATGTCTGATGCTGCACCTGCAAAGGTTAACGAAGCAGAAACTATCCCATTGGGTGATGTTAGCTTCGGACAAAAATCGGTTAGCCTCTTCAAAATTGGGAAGGGTTTCAAACTTACTGACGAAGTTCGTAACTACGTTTCACTCGATGTCTTGGGAATCTACCTTCGTGACTTTGGTGTTCAGTTGGGTTATGCTTTGGATACTCTGGCTATGGATGTGGCTATCAATGGTAACAATCCTGATGGCTCTGAGTCAGCCCCAGTAATTGGTGTATACGAAACAACCAATGGTATCACTTACAAAGACCTTCTGCATATTTGGGTACGTGCTGCTCGTATGGGACGTAACTTCCAAACTATGATTGGGGGTGAAGACCAGGCAATCGAAATGCTGAACTTACCGGAATTTAAAGACCGTCACTCTGGTACTACCGAAGCTACACTGAATGTGAAGTCTCCGGTTCCTAAGAATGCTGACTTCTATATACATCCGGGAACACCTGACCAACAGTTGCTGTTGATTGATACATCTGCTGCCTTGATTAAGCTTACTGCTCGTCAGTTGATGCTTGAATCTGAAAGAATCGTTTCTAACCAGACTCAGGCAATCTATGCAAGCTTGACTACTGGCTTCTCTAAGATGTACCAGGATGCAACTCTGTTGCTGGCTGCTGACAAGAAGTTCTCAGAATTCGGTTTCCCCGAGTTCATGAACGTAGACCCATATTTGATGGTTAACCTAGAATAATAAGGGACGCCCGGTTTCATCTATATAAATTCCCTGAGAGGGTAGGTAACTAAAAAGACCTATCCTCTCTTTATTAATCATTTTTAAATCTTAGGAAATATGGCTAAAGATAAATATACAGTAACTGTGGGACCAAGAGCTTACAGTTTTCATGACCAATCAACTGGTATTACCGTTTGTAGAGGAGAAGACAAGGAACTCTCTCGTCGTCAATTCCGTGCACCAAAGATTCAGAAGGCAATTGCCTCTGGCCATCTGATTATCATTGCTGATAAATCAGAAATCGAAAAGTATTCAGAGGCCGACATCGAAAAGTTGGATAAGAGACTGAATGCTCAGTTCAAGAAAGGCATGACTCTTGAAAAACTTGCAAAGGGCTATTCCCTGGAAGAACTGAAACTGGTAGCAGGTCTTCATGAAATAGTTGCCGAGAAAGATGATACAGTAGAAACACTTATTCAGGCTTTGCTGGAAGAATTCGAATCCTCTTCTAAAGGGTAATATATGAAAATTACATAAGACAGACTAATATGAATAACAATCTGGACTTTTTGTACGTTACGTCAGGTCTGGAAGTTTCATTCAGAGTCATATCCAAAGTCCCGGCCAAATCCATTTTTGACTGGGACTTTGGCGATGATAAGGGAGAGGTTTTCAATGGTGGAAGACATGTTTCCTATTCTTATGAAACTCCCGGTTTCTATACAGTAACCCTACATGTAACCAACTCTAATGGTTTAGATATCACCGTAGATAAGACTCTGGTAGTTTGTGATTATGGTCATACGGCATTAGCCGATACAATATATAACTTAATCGACCATTATATCCCTTCAGAAATATCTGATGGGATGACCAGGGAAGAGAAATCTATTTACATCACTAAGTGGCAATATTACATTGGACCTCTAGTAAACCATACAATTGCACCCGATAAGTATACGGATGAATTATGGTATGAAGCACTAGAAAACCAATTAATAATGGAATTGGCAGCATGGGATTTTCTCAATGTGAAGATACTTAATCTATTAACGAGTACTTCCGAATACTTAAGTCAATTAACCTCTACCAAAGAACAAACTGGTGATGGTACTTCTAAACCTGAACTTGCCCGAGGTGATAGGATTAAACAAATCACTACTGGGCCCACTGAAGTGCAATATTATGATACCTTGGCAGATGCTACAAGTTCCCTATGGAAAACACTTTCTCAAGCAATGCAACCGGGTGGATTAATAGATGAATTAAGAAAGAACCTTTGTATGTTAGCTTCACGATTGGAAATCTACTTACCGTTCTGTGATGAAGTATTCAGAACCGTAGTTCCCAAAGTAGTTAACAGAAGGCAACCTGGAGTATTAGATGGACCCAACCCAAGTGCTCCAGTAAAAGGTGGTAAGAAATCAATCTTAACTAAGTTATGACAAAAGAACCCTGGAGAATGGTAAAGAACCGCTCTTGGGATAGATACAAGAAAATTATCACTGACTTCTTAGATTGGGATGCTGGTAGGCAATCCATAACTTGGGCCAAACATGTTAATCAGCTTCTCAGTCATGCCGAAGACAGTATACCTAAATATTATAACATCCAAATCGAGGCATTATGTTACTACAATGCTTTCAGAAACTGGCCTATCAATAAGGCAACTATTTCAGGAGAATTGGATGATGAAAACTTATCAATACTAATTTCTAAATCTTATATAGAACAAATCGGTTATCTTACACCGGAAGGTTATTGGGATTTTAATTGGGAACAAGATAGGTTTGTAATTAATGGTATAACGTATAAGCCTTCTGGAGATACTCAGACTGCTCAGGCAAAGGATGAGGCTTTAGTTTTCATGATTATCCTAAAGAGAGACCGAGATACCAAAGTTGAATTTGTAGAATAAAAATAAAGTATATGGCAAAGATGTTAGTACTGAGGTGGACACCAATTACTACAAACAGTGGAATTTGGTTTGATAGTAATCTGGTTATCCTCAATGGTACCTCTGGAGTTCATATTGAAATGAAAGGTAATGGCAATGATGTAACGGCATTTCAATCAATGACCGGAAACAAATTTGTCACCTGCTTTCAAGATTACTTCGGTGATATCTGGGATAAAATAATACCTCATCCTGGTATAGGCCAGGTAATGAAATTCCGTGTAAATAAGCTTCCCGATTATGCTTGTATTCGGGGAGATATAGAAGACGGTGGAGATGTAGACCCCGAAAATCCGGATGTACCAATGAATGCCTTCTGTGGTTCAGAGGGAGAACCATTCAGGGATATAGATTCTGAATTCTTACTGGGTCGTCAACGTGCAGTAATTAATCCTTAAATTTTATAAAATATGTATGTAAGTAAGTATTATACCTGCGAAGAAATAGACCAGCGGTTATTACAGGGTTACTATGATGACTTTGTTAAAGCTGGCTTTGGAGGAACTATAAATGAGTTCTGGGCCTTCGTACTTTCTATCAAGAATAAGGTAGATAAGAAAGAAGGATACGACTTATCGAAAAATGATTTTACCGATGAGTTGAAGGCTAAACTTGATGGCATCGAAGAACATGCAAATTATATCACTAAAGTTTCTCAGCTTGAGAATGATTTGAAATATCAAACCGAGGAAGAAGTTAAACAGATGATTAGTGATTTGGTTGATGGTGCTGATGATGCCCTTGATACTCTTAAAGAGTTGGCAGAAGCATTGGGTAATGACCCCAACTTTGCAACTACTATCACTAATAAATTAACTGACCTTCGTACTGCTTTAACCGAAGAGGTTAATCGTGCTAAGGAAGCCGAAGCTGCTCTGGGTGCTGCAGTAGCAGCAGTTCAGGATAACCTCGAATATGGGTTAGACCAAATCAATAAGAAGATTGATACTGTTAAGGCAGACTTAAAAGCCGAAATCGACAGAGTTGAGAAGAAGGTAGATAAGAATGCTGAAGATATCAAAGACCTTGAAGATAAGGTAAATCAAGATAATGATGAACTTGAGGAAGAACTTAAGGACCTTATCCAAAAGGAAAAAGATGAACGTATTGCTGCCGATAATGAGATTAAGGAAAGTGTAAATGAACTTAAGACTCTACATATCAATGATAATGCCGCACTCGAGGCAAAGATTGCCGAAGAAACTGCAAATCGTACAAATGCAGATACTGTACTGGATTCTAAGATTAACGAGGAAATCACTAATCGTCAGGCTGATACTTTAGCTCTTCAAGGTAAAATTGACCAAGAGAAGGTAGACCGTCATTCTGAGGACCAAGTTCTTCATAATGAAATCTCTAAAGAGGTAACAGACCGTACTAATGCAGACAATGCTCTTCAAGGTAAAATTGACCAAGAAGCTCAAGCACGTACTGCTGCAGACCAGGTATTACAGAACAATATAGATTCAGAGGCTACCACTCGTGCTGCTCAGGATTTAATTCTTGAACACAAAATTGACGATGTAAAAGAGCAGGGTGTAGAAGACAAAGAACAATTGCTCAATGCTATTGCTGTAGAGGCCGCTGCTAGAGAAAAAGGGGATAAAGACCTTGATACTAAGAAGGTAGATAAACGTGAAGGTTATTCTTTGACCAAGAATGACTTTACTGATATCCTCAAAGCTAAGCTTGATGGAATTGAAGAGAAGGCAAACTATATTACCCATCTCTCCCAGCTTATCAATGATGCCGGTTTCCAAACTGAAGAAGAAGTAAATGCTGCTATCCAAAAGATTATCGGTTCTGCACCAGAGGTACTTGATACTCTTAAGGAAATTGCCGATGCCCTTGGAAATGACCCCAACTTTGCAACTACTATCACTAAGAAGTTGGCTGCAATCACAGAACAGGTTAACCAAGAAATCGAAGACCGTATTGCAGGAGATGAGGCAAACAGTGCTGAGGTAGCTGCTGAAGTTCAAGCCCGTAAGGATGCTGACACTGCTCTCGAAACTAAACTGAAAGAATATGTAGACAATAAGTCTGCTACTGGTGATGCTGCTATTGGAGTTGTAAGAGATAACCTTAACAAGGAAATCCAAGACCGTAAAGATGCCGATGCCACAATTCAGGCTAACTTGGATAAAGAGATTGCCGAAAGAAAGACTGCCGATGAAGCATATACTCAAAGTTTGGCTAATGTTAACCAGCGTATCTCAGACTTGGCTTTGAGTATGCAAGAGTCTATCAATACCTTGCGTAATGAGCTTACCGAGCAGGTAAATGCCAATACTACGGCAATCGCTACTAACCAACATAATATCGAAAGAAATTCAGAGGCAATCACAAATTTAACTAAGACTGTAGGGGATAACTACAAGGAAGTTAAGGATATGATTAACGAGGAAATCGTTGACCGTACCAATGCAGATAGTGCCTTGAGTTCTCGTATCGATACCCTTAATATCGACCTTAACACTGAAAGAGTAGAAAGGACTGCTGCTGACAAGGTTCTCCAAGTAAACCTTGATAAAGAAGTAGCAGACCGTACTGCAGCTGATAAAGCCTTGAGTACTGAGTTCACTGCTAAGTTGGATAATACTAAGCAGGCTTTGGAATCCAAGGTGGCTAATCTTAACACTAAGCTTGAACAAGAAAAGGAAAATCGTATTGCCGGTGATAATGCTTTGGGAGTTCGTATTGATTCTCTAGAGGCAGGTAATACCGATGCTATGAATGAATTAAAAGCAAAGGTAAATGCTAATACTACTGCTATTAATGCAGAGAAAGACCGAGCAATTGCCAAAGAGACTTCTCTTGAGACCAAGATTGATACCAACCTTCAGAATTATAAAGATGATATGGCTGGTATCAACAAAGATATCCTTACCGAAAAGAATGACCGATTAGCTGGTGATACTGAATTACAGAATAACATCGGTAAGGAAGCTACAGAAAGAGCTAACCAAGATACCCTTATCAATAATGCTTTGGCTCAAGAGAAGGCAGACAGAATTGCTGCTTACCAAGCCTTAGATTCTAAGAAGGTAGATAAGGTAGACGGTAAGGTACTTTCTTCAAATGACTTTACTGATTTACTCTTTGCTAAGTTGGATGGCATTGAGGAACATGCTAACTATATCACAAAGGTATCTGAGTTGTTAAACGATTCAGGTTTCCAGAGTGCTGAACAAGTAGAGGCAGCAATTCAAAAAATTATTGGCTCTGCTCCAGAAGTACTTGACACTTTGGCAGAGATTGCTAAGGCTCTTGGAGATGACCCCAACTTTGCAACTACAATGACTGCTAAGCTTACCGAGTTGGAGAATAAGCTTACTGCCGAAAAGAATCTGCGTGAACAAGGGGATAATACCCTACAACAGTCTTTCACTAACTTAAGTACTACACTTACTACTACGGTAAATGAGTTGAGAACTTTTGTAAGTGAAACACGGACTGAACTGTTAACTTCACTGAATGCTACTAATGCCCTGGTAACACAGAATACTGCTAATATCCAACGTAACCTGGAATTAATCCAGGGTATTCAAGATAATAGTAATGGTGGTTATACTGCAATTACTGATTTGCTTAATAACGAAATCGCTGCTCGTAAAGCTGAGGATATTCGATTGGAAGCAAAGATTAACCAGAATACCTCTGACCTCAACACAGAAAGAGAGGAAAGAAAAGCTGCAGATAAAGTTCTCCAGGATAATATCGATGCTGAAGAAGCTGCAAGGGTTGCTGCTGATAATGCTCTGGGTAAACGTATCGATAAAGAAATTCAGGACAGAACAGATGCTGATACGGCATTAGATAATAAATTTACGGTTATTACCGATGACCATGAAGAAAGATTGGAAGCTGAAGAAGGTACTTCCGATGCTTTGCCGGACACCATGGTTACTGATGTTAGTGCTGTAACAAGAACGGATACCCAACTTTCTTTCAAGGTAAAGACTTCAACCAAGGATAATTTAAATAATCAATATGGTGAAGAAGTAGAAGCTACCAAGAACTTACTCCCGGTAACTCAAACTCTTGCAGGAGTTATGTCTGCAGCAGACAAGGTTAAGTTAGATGGATTAGACCCCAATTCTCTGACGGATATCTCTGCAGCTTCAGATGCTAATAAAGTAACGGTAACGGTAACTAAGGATAACGGTTTGAATGCCGATACCACAGAAACCTTCGATTTGCCTCAGGCATCTGCTACTAAGGCCGGTACTATGACTGCGAAAGATAAGGTAGAATTGGATAGAATCTCTACTGCTAACTTTGCCCTTGGTGCAGTAACACCTAATGAAACCACAGTAGGTATAGCTGCAACTAAGACCGTAGTTGAAGATGGTACAGTAAAACAGAATCCTATTACATTGCCTGCCTCTACTGCAGAAAAGGCCGGTGTACAAACTGCAGCAGATAAGAAGCTGTTTGATTCTATACCAGATAATATTATTATCTTATCTGGTGATAAACCAGTTGAGGTAGGTCAACAAAGTAGTCATGTTACTTTAACTCATAATTTCTCTTCTAAAAAAGAAGAGGGTATTTATACTCATGAGCCTGAAGATTATAAGACTACTTATATCCCAGCAGCTACTACAGAGAAAGCTGGTGTAATGACCGCCCAAGATAAAGTTAATCTGGATGAGACATTACCCAATGCTATTGCTCAAGAGGTTCAGGACCGTAAAGATGCTATCGAAGCTTTGAATGATAAATCAGAAGCCGCTCTTGCTCAAGAAGTAGCTGATAGAAAAGCTGCAGATACTGCTTTAGATACCAAGTTTACTAAAGCTGTAAACGATGAAGCAACTGCTCGTACTTCTGCTGATACTGCATTGGGTGCAAGGATTGATAAAGAGATTGCCGATAGAACTGCGGCAGATACTGCCCTTGAAACTAAGTTACAGAATAACATTGATACTCTAGAAGCCAAGCATGATGCCTTTGTAGCAACTAAGGGACAAGCTGATGGGTTTGCTCCATTGGATGGTAATGGATTGGTACCAGCTAACCATTTGCCTTCATATGTAGACGATGTAATCGAGGTATACGCTACTTATAAAGTAAGCTCTACTGGAGGTCTTACTAATGTTCAGTTGTATACTGATGCTACTCACCAAACTCCGGTAACTGGAGAATCTGGTAAGATATACATTAATGTTGCTAATGGGGAACCTCCTTATCAATTCCGTTGGTCAGGTACTAAATTCGTAGATAGTAACACTTCTTCCCTTATTATTGGAGAAATTGCAGGTACTGCTTTCGAGGGTAGTAGAGGTAAACATCTTGAGGATGTGGTATCTAGTATGCCTAGAAATTTAATCAGTAATATTTCAATAGCTAACAGAAACAAGAGGAATATAATTATTCAGTGTAATTATTCTTCTTTAGATGACCAGGGTCATTACATAGATCAGCCTGAGGGGATGCTTATTCCCCTAACCAATGCCACTACTCAAGAAGCCGGTTTGATGGAGGCAGAAAGTGTAATAAAACTTAATCAAACTCTACCGAAAGCCATAGAGGATGAACAAGAGGCTCGTATTGCAAAAGATAATGAGCATGATAAACTAATCAATAGTTTACCTCAGGAGATAATGACGGTAATAAACGGTGTTACCCAAAATACGAATAATCTCGGATTAAAGTATTCTAGATGGGTAAAGAATACCGAAAAGGGCTCATATAGTAGAGGTACAGATGTGAATGTCACCATACCAGCAGCAACTAAGACTACTGCAGGAGTCATGTCTGCAGCTGATAAGACTAACTTGGATAATACGGTACAGGGGTTGGCAAATGAGATTACCAATAGAACTAATGCTATCAATGCTCTTCGTACAGAATTGAAAACTTACGTTGACGATTTGATTGCCGATACTGGTTCAGATGTAACTGCATTAGAAACTAAGGTAAATAATCACATTGCCAATAAATCTAATCCTCATGCAGTTACTAAAACTCAGGTTGGATTGGGTAATGTTAATAATACTTCCGATGCTAATAAGCCCGTATCTACTGCTCAAGCTACTGCTATTGCTGATGCTAAGGCTGCAGGTACTGCTGCTCAGACTTCTATCAATAGCCATGCTGGTAGAAGAGATAATCCTCACGTAGTAACTAGAGCTCAATTGAGTTTGGCAACTACCGACCAGGTAGTATTTGCTAAGACTACTGCTCCTTCCGGTTTCTTCAAAGAGTCTTCAGATGTTCGACTCAAATCTAACATTAAGGATTTGAATCATACTCTGGAACAGATTTGCCAGATACCAACTAAGTCATTCGAAATGCTTGGTAAAGAGGACGAGGGAACTATTGCTCAGAATCTTGAGGGATTGGGATTTGGTAAATATGTAGAGGAAGTTCCAGTAGAGAAATCTACAGTACCTAATCCAGAGGAATTCGAAACTTTGGAAATCAACGGAGAAGAGTATGTACTCGTAAAACAAGTTAAATATCACAAGATGTCAACTTTGGCAATCGAGGGTGTTAAACTTCTCTACGATGAAATCAAAGCCTTGAAGGCAGAGATTCAGGAACTTAAAAACAAATAAATCTTATGGGAGAGATAGCAACCTGGAGTGCTGTCAAAACTAAAGTAGGCCTTGGTAAGGATGGCCATGACTGTCCTACCAAGGCTGAATTGTTAGCACTCTCCCCTACAGGAACAGGGGAAAATTATGTGGGATTGGAACTATCCAATGCCAGTTCCTATGGAAATAACGAAACAGTAAAGCTAGAGGATATTCATAAGGTAACTTATAAATATACTCTTACTACTAGATACAGTAGTGTAAGCTTTGATGCTTTGGGTAACCCAAGTTCTTCTAATCTGGGGTTTGGTTTTATTTCTACAAAACAGAAATATTGGGATGGAGTAGCTAATGGGTCTGAAATTACGGTAGATTATGTTATTAGTAATACACCTGCATGGGTAGCTAATCATGATCAGCAAATACCTCCTTGGACTGCTTCAGAGAATTTGGGATTAACCTCTCGGTCGGATTCCAATATTCTTGTTACACAGGATGAATCGGGTAAAACTCTTAATAAATTATTAACCTTTATTCAAGCAGCAGCCTCTCAATCTTGGAGTTATGGTTGGAGTGTAACACCTACCTCTATGTCTTTTGGGGCTACTGGAGGTACCAAAACCTTTTCAGTTACTTCTTACAAGCAAGAATTAAGAAATGGCCATAATTATGGTAACCCAATTACTCTAAGTTATACTAGAGCCAACTCTGGTAGCGTATCCGGAAGTGGTACTTCTGTAACTATGGGTAATAATACTTCTACCAGTACACGAAGTGGTACGGTAACCTTAACCCAAGCTGAAACTAATAAGAAGTTAACCATATCTTGTTCTCAGTCGGCAGGTTATAAAAGCTACAGTGAGATTACAGCAAGTGGAGGAAGTGTATCCGATATACCTGCAAGTGGAGGAAGTAGAAGTTCATTCTCAAGTATGCCCTCATATTCTCAAACTTGGGGATGGAATGGTTCTACAACTGGAGGTGGCACAATTACAAGCGGTGCTAGCATTAGTTATGGTACTGCAGTTAGTGCAGGTTCTTTGGGAACTACGGTTAAATCTAGAACCCAGGTAGGAACCCTTACTGGTACCTTATCACTAAATGGTAAAACCAAATCTGTAAGTGTACCAGTATACCAGGCAGCAAATGAATTTACTGGGTATACCTATGGTTCTTGGATTGTAACCTTAACGGCAAATTTTTATACCATCAGTAATACTGGAGGTAGTGTAACTTTGTACCCCAATGCAAATAGACCCAGATATGCTAACTATACCTCAGGTTCAAATATCAGGGATGGTTCAGATAGTGCTACTCCGAGTTTAAGTATCAATGATACCCCAGGATTTAGTCTATCAGGTACTACACTTAGTGCTTCTGAGAATACCAGTACTGATAGTAGGACCGTTAGAGTTATGGCTTTTTATACAGGTGATTCCGATTATGTGGATATCACTCAGGGCGGTGCAAGTGTATCTTATAATTATTATTTTAATTGGGGGAGTGCTCCTGGAAGTCAGACTTCTAAATCTATTACTCATCCTGCTTTGGGAAAAACCGAAGAGATTCCATTCATCTCTTATAAAAAGAAAGTGATAAATGGTACAGAAACCTCTGATATATATCCGGTAGGAGCAAGTCGAAATGTACCGAGTTGGACTATTGTTAATATAGTAGATAATGGGCTCTCAGTTAAAACTTATGAGAACACTGCTGAATCCTCAAGGTCTGCTACAGTAACGGTAACTCAATCAGAATCCGGTAAGGAGATAACACTTAATATTAACCAGAGTGCTGCAACTATAACCTATGAGTATGTATTCAAACTTGCATAGGTTTAATTACAACACTAGAACATTTTTATATGAGATAGTTAATTTTATTTATTAATTCCTTTTATTAATTTCTAAATCCAAAACATTATGGGAGTAGAAGTAAAATCTGACTTGGCTCTTCAGTTGGAACGTTGCTGCTGTGACCTCAAGAATGGCCAACAGGAAATCAAGTGCCTCATCGAGAACACTGCCAAAGACACCGAGATTGCTCGCCTCAATCGAGTGATAGATGCTCAGAGAGACCAGAACATCGTCAATCAAGTGGTAGCTGCCTTGAAGACCGGTACTACAACGCCAACTCCGTAATTTAAAATACCGAGATGATTAAAAGGAGTGCATCTGTTTTAGGTGTACTCCTTTTTTCGTTTTAACTCATTAAACTAAGGAATTATGGAACAAGAACAACTCACCATATACTTGCCATCACAATCTGATGAAGGTATTTATAATGGTGTATATTATACTACCGATGTAGTGAATATAATTAATGAGGTTACTATGCAGAAACATAATGCCTTGAATATACTTAACAATCGACCAAAGTTTGAGGCAATTGTTTCTGAATGCGATAACATTCTCAATTCAATTAACCAATCACCTTCTGCTCCAAGTAAACCTGCTCCAGAGTTTGAGGAGTTCCGTCAATACATGGACCAACGAATCTCCACTCAAGAGACTCTGTTACAGAGAATTGCTCAGGAGCTGGGATTGGATAAACCTAAACAACAGTAAGAATTATGCCAAGTAAGTCGGTTAATATTACACTATCGACTCCAGTTGGCCCTCTAGAAATATACGTAGATAAACGAGAACAAGCTCGTGTAGAAAGGTTGATTGCCAAAACTCCAAGTATCTTAACTAAGGGTTATGCGAAAGGTACAGAAAAGTTTGGCAATCAACTTCTTCGTATAGTAAGACGAAGTTTGAATACGGGTGTCCCCCCAAGAGGTTCAGGAGTATCATGGCCACCACATGCTCCTGGTACCCTAAAGAAATATGGGGACCATACCATGTTAAATCTTACGGGGCAATATGCTCGTTCAGTTACTTTGGTAAAAGGTAAGAAAAGAACTTTCGTCGGATTGCCAATTGGAATCAAGAAGATTACCTATACTGGTAAGACTTCAAGAAAGACTTTGAATCAGATAGCTATCATGTTAGAGTATGGTAGTAGAGATGGTAATTTACCACCTCGTCCTCTTTGGAATCCTGCATTTAAGGCTGCTGGTGGAAAAGCTGCCTTACAAAAGGAAATACGTAATGAAATTAGAAAAGAAATAAGGAGGGTTATATAATGGCAGCAGATTTCGAAATATCTTCATTATCCGGAACTGGTACTGCAACTATTAGGGTAAAGCCTAAGGCAGTAAACGAAGACATGAATAATATAAAAGAGCAGGTTCTCAAGGTAGTAGTTCAGGGTGTAGAAAGGGAAGTAACTCTGGTACAAAAGGCCGCTCCTAAAATAGTAGAGACCTGGGGAACTTATTTTAGTATCACTCCAGAAACTACTTCCCATACTTTCGATGGTACTAAAAGGGGTGAGACCCTAGAAATAGGTGTATACAGTTACCAACAGAAGTTTATCGATAATAAGCCTCAAGATGAATATCGTACTGTGGATTGGAAAGTTGAAAGCTCCTCAGATTGGTTAGAGGTAACCCAAGAAATTGGAGAAGCTAATGCCGCAGGTAAGCTTACTATCAAAACTAAATCTACTAATCAAGAACATAACCCCAGTAACTATGACCCCTTGGAAAGAACTGCTATAGTTAAGATTATCTCACAGCAAGAACCTAACACTGAGATAGTTTTAAATATAACTCAATCTCCAGGTACTAGAACTACTAAGTATGGCTTTGAACCAACCCCGAATATACCATTCCCAAATCTTGGTCAAAATACTAGTACTGCTCAGATTAGTAATGTAAAGGGTTATCAGTACTACCTTATCAACGGTATTCAAGTTGCTAAATTTATAAAACAATTTAAGATAACCGATATAAGTAAGACAATAGAGGGTCAATTCTCTGGAGGTATTGGTTCTGAACCAATACCCTTTAAAGTATGGCTTACCGATTATCCTTCAAATATTGCTACTCAATGGGTTAGTGAATTAAATTGTGTTGGTCATTTACAAACCATAATGAGTGGTTTTGGAGGTATTCAGGTAACTTATAATGGGTATATTAATGACAATGGAAATCAAAGTGTTCAATTAAATATTAGATTAGGACTTTAATGGTAAACTCAGAAGAAATAGTAGAAAGAACTTTTTATATCTCTCTACTTAGTACAATGTTGGAAATGGGTCTTACCTTAAACCCAGAAGACTTCTTACCTTTGTCTCAAGAAAACGAAAAAAGATTTCAAGAGGCAATCAAAGGTATGAAGAAGTTTATACCACTTTTTGGTATAGGGAATAATCAAGTAAAAGGCCCAAAGACTCTCCCAAGAATAACCATAGAACTACAGGGTTATTATGCTGGAGATATTGGTGTGAATAAATACATCATTGGTGATAAACTTGAGGATGGTAATTACCAAGCTTCAGAGTTTCCTTATGAAACTAAGGATATTACCATAGATGTACATCTGGTTTCTCAAACACAAGCAGATATGAGATTGCTACATACAATCTTATATACTGGCTTACCTGCTAGAGGATACGTGAGACCATACTTCAATGATTTAGAGGAATGGGAAAAGGGCAGGCTTGCTCCCACCGGAAACCTATTCATTGAGATTGGTAATTATTATGACCATCCAGATGTAGAGCATGGTATACTTGAGAAGGTATACACCTATGTATGTAAGGACGGTATTCTTCCAGAAAAAGCTTTGGGAGAAGGTACTCTTACACCTATCAAGGATATATCGGTTCTTATTGGATTGTTAGAACAAAACGAAAATGAGATGCTAGAGTTAAAAGTACCTAAGGTATAGGTACAATACTCTAGGGTATAAATTAAACGAGTAATTAACTTTAATCACAATAGAATTATGCCAACTTCACCTCATGTTGATTTTAAGTTTAAGAACAACAATGTTCTTCAAACTACTCCCATGTTAGGAGTTTCTTGTGTATTGGCTAGAACTACTAAAGGTCCATACGATGACCCTTCAGAAATCATCTCTACATTCTCTCAGTTCCAAAGAATCTATGGTTCTGAAATTGTACCCGATGGTTCTGTATCAAATATCGAAAAGGCTTTGCAAGGTGGTTCTAAGCTTCGTGTTATTCGAGTACTTGGCAAAGGAGCTACTCAAGGTACAGTAACTGCTTCTCCGGCTGCGGCAAGAAAAGCTAAAGATTCAGAAGATGAAATCTCAGTTGCTTCTGCTGTAACTGACCCAGCTAAACCCTCTGCTTTGATTACTTTAAAATCTGGTAGTACTACTTATAGTTTTGGATTAGTAACCAAGGGATATGGAGATCCAATTGGTAGTGCAAATACTTTCCAGGTTGGTTTTTATAAGCAAGCTAATACCTTGTATTATAAAATATATTCAGCTAATGGGCAAGTACTTGAACAGGGACCAGTAATAACCTACAAAACTGCCGATGATAACAATAACACTTCGGTAGATTACCTTGCTCTTAGTGCATTTGCTAAGAACTCGGAATATATTAAGCCGGTAATTACTGCAGGTTCCTCTTTTGAAAACCTAATTAAGTGGCTTACCGATGATATTGATGGTACTAAGAATGCTATCACTATTACCGTGGGAGATGCTGCACCCTCCGAAACAGAGAAACTGTTTAATGGTACTATCGGTAGTGCAGGTTCCACTCCAACTGCCGAAGAATGGATTACTTCCTTGGATTTGGTAAAAGATTACACCGACTTCTACCAATTATTTATTTCACATATCTCTCAACACCTTACTACCGATTCAGATGTACTCAAGGTATATAAGGCTGCTGCAGATATGGCAAAGGAATTGATGGAATGGGTACTGTATATCGAAGTTCCCAAACATTTAACCCATTATACTCAAGGTACTCAGGCAAGAGATTACAAAGCTCAGGTAACTTGGGTACAGACTTGCCTTGGTACTGTAGGTAACTCTAAGTACATTGCCTACTTTGGTGGTGGACTTAAGTACTACAACGAAAACGGTAATCTTCAGGATTCCGATGTAGTGGGTACTATTGTTGGTTTGGGAGATGCCTCTGCTACTCAATATGGTCCTTGGAAATCCTTTGCTGGTATGAACCGAGGGGTTATTGGAGATGCAGTTGGTCCAGTATGCCCCAACTATGGTTCTCCTTCTCGATATAACGAACTGAACACTCTTGCTCAGAATTATATCAATGAGATGGTAATCAAAGATACTCCAGATGCAGGTAAGCAAACCATGCTATGGCATTGCTTCTCTTCTCAAGTGAAACAGGATTCTGAAAGATTCCTTTCAATCGTAAGATTGAACCTTTACCTGAAGAAGTTCCTTCGCCCGGTACTCAACAAATATATCGAAGAACCAAACGTTTGGAGTACTTGGAAGAGAATCTGGTTGGAGGTTAAACCTACACTGGATTCATTGGTAGATGAAGATGCTATGACCGAGTATACCTGGATGGGTGACCAAGATGCAACTTCTTGGGATGACCTTTCAATTAATACCGAGGCAGATGCCCGTCAAGGTAAGTACCGTGCTATCCTTAAGTATAAGGATGTAGTTCCTATGCAAGAAGTAACTATGGAGATTGTAATTGATGCGGCATCCAAATCTGTATCAATCGTAGAAACAAGTAATAACCTATAAACATATAACGATGGGAGCAAAAGTAAAAAACCCACGGAAGAAATTCTTGTGGAGCATCATGTTCCCCAAACACCCTATCAATACTTATCTGTTTCAAAGTTGTACTTTGCCGGATATTGAGATTGACCAGGTTGCTCATGGGGACGTCAATAGAGACGTTAAAACTGCAGGTAGGGTTACTATAGGTAATCTTATCGTAGAGAAACTTATGACTACTGCAGGTTCCGATACATGGCTTCATGATTGGCTATACTCTTGCCAGGACCACATAGTTGGTGGTGGTTTAGTACCAAGCCAATACTGGGAAACGGCAATTGTAAACGAACTTGCCGAAGATGGAGTCTCAGTTCTTAATACCCATGTCTTCGAAGAGGTATGGCCATGTAAGATTACCGGCTTAGACTTGGACAGAATGGCTTCAGAGAATACCATTGAGTCCATAGAGTTCTCAGTTGGTACTGCAGATAAATACTAATTCCTTAGTCTATTTTCACTAAGATTCGGTGGAGGGGTGGGATTCCTGTGATAGGAGCTCACCCCTTTCTTGTTGTTACAAGGAGTACTATGAACATATGTAAACATTAAAAATAACAGTTATGGAATTTAGAACATTTAGATTTACCGGACCCTCTGGTTACGAATATGAAATCAGAGAACAGAATGGTGCTGATGAGGATATCCTCAGTAACCTTTCAGACATGAAGACTTTGATGAACCTTACCAAGTTCATTGCAGCAATTGTAATTAGAACTACTGCTACCCCTAATGGGAAATTAACCGTAGATGATGCCCTTAACTTACCAGTCAATGACCGTTATGCTATTATCTTCAATTCTCGTATCTTCTCTTTGGGAGAGGAAGTAGAATTCGAATATGATTGGGGCAAAGAGAATGGTGGTAAGATTACTTATGGCCAAGACCTTCATGAGTTCCTTTTCGATTACGGTACTACTCCAACTGTAGAGGATTTAAATCAGAAGCCAGATGCTATCCCTTATTATCCAGAGGGAGTTAGATTGGTAGATCATGAATACACTCTTTCATCTGGCAAGAGAATTAAATTCGATTGTATGACTGGTAAGGGAGAACAAGAGTTCATGAAGTTGCCTTTGGATAAACAAACTAAGAATGCTCCTCTTCTTTGCCGTAATCTTCACTTAGAGGTTGATGGTAGTTGGGAGAAGGTAGAAAACTTTACTCCGTTTACTGCAAAGGATATGGCTGAGATGAGAAAGCATATCTTATCTATGGACCCTATCTTCAAAGGTGAATCCCATATCACTAATCCAACCACCGGAGAAGAAAGAACTTATCCTATAGTTTGGGCACCGAATTTTTTCTACCTGACGGAAGAGTAATGTTAGAGAGTGATTTTGTTTATATCACCAGAGCCGAGATAGCCTTAGACTATTTCGGCTTTTTACGTCTTCCGTACCGAATAAGGAAAATATTCAAGGAAATGGCCGAGCAATATTATAAACAATTAAAGAAAAGAAAGTAAATTATGAATACCAGTAGGAGTATAGTAGAGGTCGGTGTTGCCATGGTTTTAAAAGACCGATTCTCTCAAGAGGCTGGCAAGATATCTGGGTCATTCAGAACAATGATGAATGATATGAATACCTGGAATAGAGGTATACAGATGTCAGCTTCTAATACAATGGACTTCGGAATGCAGCTCGTAGGGGGAATGGCAAGGGCCTATAAATACTCTGCGGGTGTTCAGAATGAAGTTTGGACTGCTTCGAAAATTGCTGGTGCTACCATTGCAGAACAAAGAGAAATGTTACAATTGGCAAAAGACGTCAATGAGATAACTCCTCTTACGGCTTCGGATGTTGCATCAGGACAAAGATACCTGGCTATGGCGGGTAATAAATTCGATGCTATTAAAGAGATGATTGGGCCAGCATCTAAGCTGGCTTCAATCTTTACAATGCCAGTGGGACAGAAAGGTGGTGTAGCTGACTTGATGACCAATATCATGTCAATGTACCAAATCCCAATGGGAGAAGCCGCTAGAGTAACCGATGATTTATATACTGCAGTTACTAATGCAAATATATCTTTAACAGACTTAGCCCAGTCCATATCTTATGCAGGAGCAGATATGGCAACTGCTGGAGTAGACCTTCGGCAAACGGCTGCTGCTATTGGTGTATTGGGTGATATGGGTATACAGGGTTCTATGGCAGGTACCTCACTGGCCAATATGATTCGTTACTTACAGCTCTCTCTTGTTAACCAAAAAAAGAAAGGCTATAACGCTTTAGCAGACCTGGGCTTAAGTCCAGATGAATTCTTCGATGCTCAGGGTAATCTTATAGACCTTTATACTATCTATCAGAAGTTTGCTAAGGCTGCAGTAGATTTACCTTCACGAATTGAAACACCAACTTTCTTCAATATCTTTGGAGTTCGTGGTAATCGTGGTATGCTCCCCGTACTTAGGGATATTGCTTCTGGTAGAGATAAGATGGGTAAGATACTTGCTACTTATGACCAAAACATTGGGGCAGTAAATCGACTCAATGAAGAACGTCTTAAAACTGATGCAGGTGTAATTGACCAATTCGAATCAAGTATAGAGAACTTAACAGTTACCGCAGGTGCAGCTTTGGGTAGAATCTTTACCCCAGTACTAAATGTGGGTAACTCTATAATCAAAGTAATTAATTCTATTTCAGAAACTTGGGTTGGAGGTTTTGGTCTTAGGGTAGGAGCTACTGCAGTAGTAGTAGGTACTATTGTTGCAGGATTTAATACTGTAAGAGGTATTATTAGGTCTGTTGGGTATTTACAAACTATTGCTACTGCTTCTACTGAAGGTATGTCTGCTGCAGCAATAAAAACTAATACTCAGTTTGCCATTATGGAAGCACACATGGTAAGGATGGTTAACCTTATGAGAACCATGGTTCAACTCCAAATGATGTCAAGCGGTATTGGTATGAATTCTGCTGGTAGATTTTATAACACTAAAACCGGAAGATATGTTAAGACACCAAATCCTGGAGTACCATTAGCAACTACTATGGCGGGTAATTTAGCTGGAGGGGCTTTAGCTGGAGCAGGTGCCCAAGTTGGTAGTCAAGTGGCTAGGCAAGGTGCTATAAAAGGTTTAACCTCTATAGGTGGTAGACTTATGGGATTACTCGGTGGACCCTGGGGATTAGCAATTACTGTAGGTCTTCCTTTATTAATTGAGGGTATTAGTTACCTTAGTAATTCAGTAGATAGGAATACTGAAGCTCAGAATAAAGAGAAAGAAGACCCAACTACCATTAGAGCCCAGAATGAAGAGAGATTTATTAATGCTGTTAGGTTAGCTATTAAAGAAGGTATGAGAGATTCTCGTATCAATATCTCAGTAGATGGTCAAGCAGTTGGAGATTATGCTCCAGGTTCTCAACAAGATTTTACTGGAGCTGCATTTGTAATGGGAATATAAAACTAAAACACTATGGCTAGAGTATTAAATAAAGCAGCAGGTAAGGTTGTTGAAAAATACAATGACCTTACAAGAGATACGGCAGGTGTTCTTACTGGTCCCTTAAATAAGCTATGGAGAGCTCGGATATTACTCAATCGAACTCTTTCTACTCTTCCCAAAGATGATGCTCAAAAGGGTAAACTCTATACTCCCAATGGAGTAATCGGAGAAGCTCAAATATCGTCTAAGAACCCTATTCTAAATAAACAACTCCAGGCTAAATGGAGAATGGAATTACAATTCCCAAGGTTAGAAGAAGGTGAAGGAGTAGACCCAGCAAAGGGGAATAAGAATACTACTAATTACAGAAACTTTGAGGCTAAAGCAGCTGTTATATATCAGAATGAGGTAAGGATATATAACATGACTGTTAACCCTACTCAATATATTACCCTACAGAATAGACCTCCAGAATTGGACTTTAGGGGAGAAACTACATGGGCAACCATTAAATCAATGGGCCGCAATGTACCAATGTATCACTTTACTGGTGCTGAAGACATCATTCAATTCAATGTATCTTGGTACTGTAATGACCCAGAAAATCCTGAAGAGGTAATCAATAAATGTAGGTTATTAGAAGCATGGTCTAAATCTAATGGTTATCAGGCTGCCCCTCCGATTGTTAAGATTGAGTGGGGAGATTCCGGTATATTTGATAATCACAACTACATTCTTACTTCAGCAACCTATACTCTGAAGAACTTCCAGAATGGTTATAGAGTAAGGGTACCCGGAAAGCCAGCTACTTTTGGTAATGGTAGGTTATTGCCTGCAGCAGCAACTCAAGAATTAATTTTCAAGAGAGTAAGTGCATATAACTTATCCTATGGAGATTTTATAAATTCTGATTCACTTAAAAAGACGGGGGGTATTAAATATGATTGATGTTAACCAATATCTAAAGGGGGCTAGCCCATATAATAATGCCTATGCTCTTAAGTATAACGATGGGGATTATTCCTTAGAAGCTAAACCTCCAGTAGTACCGGAATCCTCTAACGATATTCAACATACCGTTAAAGATGGGGAAACCTTGCAGAACATTGCTTTCAGGTACTATGGTGATTCTGGTAAGTGGTACATTATAGCTGAAGCTAATAAGATACTGAATCCTTTTAAGGAATTAGAAATGGGAACTCTAATAAGAATACCGACTTATGGCAGCTAAACAGAAACCTATATTATATAATGGAATGGGTCAACCTTATTTGGCCCTTTTCAATTTTGGAGGTATGCCTATAATGAATCCCATTACAGGTATACCCCTTGGAGCGTATATAAGTACCTGGAGTTATAGATATGATGAAGAAAAAGAAAACTTGGCTACCATTACTTTCGATACGGGTAATCCTGATACTGTAGATATTGCCGAGATTCAAGAGAACCAAAACATTTGTCTTCAATGGGGATATATATACCCTGATGGCCAATTTATATCTGGGCCCATAAAAATAATTAAGGTAAGAGAGTTCGAAGCCGTATTCGATTCTACAGGTACTCATGTAACTATTAAGTGCATTGATTCTTCAGGGGATTTAAGATATCAGCCTGCTTATGTTCATTCGGACATGGAAGGTTATAAATTATCTACCTATTTAGACAATGGTTGTGGGAATGCTACTGGTGTAATCATAGAAATATTTCAGTAATGGAACAACAGATAATAAGTAATAAAGTATACGAGTCACTACAAGTACCCACAGAAAATACCCGTACTACTACTGGTAAAGTACTCTATGCTAACAAATACAGTGGAGTAGCAGAAGTAGCTATGCCAGAAGACTTGAAAGCTTTAATTGATAGTGACTTTGGATTAGTGGGCAAGAACGTCTTAGTTCAATTAGAACAGAAGATGAAAGGGTATACTAATGGGCCATGGTATGTGGATTCAAGGGATGGTGTTATCTATATACATAATCGGAAATTCCATGAAGAACCGGTATGTACTTATACATATCAAGGAGAGAATGGGGAAGTACTTAGAGTATCTTTTGCTACTCAGAAAATAACTAAAAGAGTTAAAGCAGTATTAGCTCCATCTCTAGACCCAGATAGTAAAGATTTATCGGTATTATCAACTAATATAAATGAGCCAGAGGATAAACCTCCATTAGCTTTAAGACCCACTGTGGCTCAGGTAGATAACCTTATGGTGTCTAATATTACTGGCAATGGGTTTGAAGATTATAGAAGTCATCCTACTACTCCTACAGAGGTAATGGATGCTTGGGACACTCAGCTTCAGTATAACATGGAAAAAACTGCAGAATATAAAAAGCGGGTAGAGGAATATGAAGCAGTTGGTCCAGTAGGTGCTTATGAAGCAGGTAAGCAAAGAAAATTCGATGAAATGTCTACCGAAGAAGTACGAGCTACCATTAATCAAGCAGCTAATGAGTTACCTGACGATAAGAAGAATGCCCTTAAACAAGTGCTAAGAAATTCTAAGAATGGTAAAGAATTAGAAGCTAATCTTAAGAAATTATTAGAGTATGAAAGATACCTTTTCGAAGACGAAGATGGTATGGAGTTTATGGTAGAGGAATATGTAGACCCATTAGACTATGACCCAGAAGGCTATGCTTCTAAACAGGCCGGAGCAGGTATAGCTTCTGGTATCAATTTCCAAATGGGAGTACTACCTGCATCAGAAAGAGGGTTCGAAGCTTTAAATAAAGACCCCTATACTGAAGTACTATCTGGTATGGAGATTGATACTAATAAACACTATGGCCAAGGTCAATATGGTAAGAAGGTTAAGGTAAGGCACATGAAAAGGGTAAATCTCAAGGTACCTCTTTATAAACTTTACCATAATTTATTTAGTAGATACGGTGGTGCCGATAAGTATGCTTGGGCAGCTAATGCTAATGCCAATGGTGGTTTAAAGCAAACTGAGAAAAGATTAGTATGTCAACTTCAGGTAGTGGGTAGACCTATGCTAGCAACTTCCCAAATAATCCGAATAGATAATGTAGGGAAACGTTGGTCAGGGCTTTGGTATATAAAACAATGTACTCATTCTATGGACGCTGGTCAAGGGTATATAACTAATATGGAATTAGTAAAGAACAATTCCAAGTCTGGCTCTGTAACTTCTAAAACTGATTTATCTACTCAAAACATCGTAGCTAATGATGCTAAAGCTAATGCTAAAACTAAAAAGGGGCAAGATAAAAAAGCTTTAAGTACTTCTCAGAATCTTAATCTTAACTTTACTTATAATGAGAAAGTATACTATAATGAACATTTCTTGAATGATAAGGGAGACATAATTGATATCAAGGGTCAAGCTGAGTTTATTCGAAAGAAGGCTTATTATACTGAAGTAAATGCCGATAATCCTCAAGCCTTGGCAGAGGGTATAGTATTATCTACAGGTAATACAGTTACCTCTAAGGGTAAGTTAATCCCGGGCAAGGTATCAGTTAAACAAATCCAAGTGCCTGAAGATTATGGGGTTAAGTTTAATTATATGGCCATAGCTAATCGAGTATACCGAGACATAGCTAAAAGGCATAAGCGAATAGCAAGTCAAATCTATGTAGAAAAATAAGGGTATGAGTTACGAAACAGCAAAGATAATAACCGACGAAGGCTTAGAGGGTCTTGGTCGGTATTACTCTGTTTATCGAGGCATTGTTATTGATAATGACGATGTAGAGAAACATATGAATAGAGTAAAGGTATGTGTTCCAGAGGTAATGGGGGGAGTATTTGCTTGGGCATATCCTAAAGGACAACATGGTTCAATTAGTTCTGGTTTCAAATTCTTAGCCCCTAAAGTTGGGGATACGGTATTTGTTACTTTTGAATTTGGAGACCCAACTAAACCACTCTGGGAATACCATGGTTGGGGAATGGGCCAAATACCTCAACCATTGGATGGTCCTAATAAAATGGGGATAGTTACTCCTGAAGGAAACCTAATAGTCATAGATGATGATAACGGAGAACTCAATTTACATTTCAATGGGCCTGTAAATGTTCGTTCGGAGAAAGAGATAGTAATAAATGCCGAGGGAGATATAAATGTATCTTCTGGCGATTCAGTGATACTTAATACTGGAGAAAATGGTGGAGTAATCAATATTTTTCAATTAACCGAAAAACTAAATCAAACTATCCAAGAACTAGAACAACTTCGCAGTATGTTCAATTCTCATGTACACTCAGGTGTAACTACTGGACCAGGTTCTTCAGGTCCAACTCTAACTCAAGCAACTAAACCTTTCTCACAATTCGTTGTAGACGATTATGAGGATAAAACCTGCATACACTAATGGAAAAGAATTATTTTACAGACTTAGTTGGTATAGGTGTAACTTATCCTATCCAACTTACAACTAATGAAAAGGGTGAAAGAGGTTGGTACCCAGTAAATGGGGATTTTAAACTTATCAGAGATAATATAAGTTCGATATTATATTACATGATAGGCCAGAGATTTCGACAGGAAAACTTTGGTAGTAAATTATGGCAATGCATTGAGGAGCCAAACTCACAAGCCCTAAGTTTTATAATTAAAGAGTTTTTAAAACAAGCCATAGGTGCTTGGGAACAGAGAATAACCTTCCAAAGTATCACAGTTACTAGAGTTGATGCAAAAATACATATAGAAGTATCTTATGTAGTAAATGGAACAAATTCTAGTCAGTACCTCGATATCACCTATGACAGTTCGGATAATTCATTAAATACACAATAATATGGGAATCACAAATAAATGGCTTAACCCATACCAGAGGTCTTATCAACAGATTAAGGCCAAGCTGGTTGAATCCCTTATGGGACTCAAAGACCCTCAAGGTCAGAAACTCATAACGGATTATTCGGAGGGGAATATCTTAATTATTATCCTCTCATTGTTTGCGGCAATTGCCGAAGTACTTCATTACTACGTAGATAACATGGCAAGGGAAACTTTCCTATCTACTGCAAGGAGGTATGATTCGGTAGTTAAACATGGGGCATTGGTAGATTACCATGCTCGAGCAGCAATTGCTGCTACAGTAGATGTAATCTTATCCAGAAGCATTACTGGTAATTCTATTGGAGCTAAGTTAACTATACCCCAAGGTACTCTGTTTACAGATTCTAGTGGTAATTCCTGGTTATCTGCTAGAGACGTAACTTGGTATTCAAATGTAACTACTTGTAAGGTACCCATCATACAACATGAAAGGTATACTGCAAGTGCTCTTAATAATATGGTAATACCCACCGGTGATAGGGTTATACTTAATCTTGGTACATTACCAAATGGTAAGTATTACGAACAAGGCTCTATGTCATTACAGATAGGTGGGGAAACATGGGTATTAGTAGATACCTTTGCAAAGTCTAAACCTACCGATAAACATTTCATGGTTTCAGTAGATGAATCTCTAAGCCCCTATATAATGTTTGGAGATGGTACCTTTGGTAAGAAACCCGCTGCAGGTGCAAAGATAACCAATGTAGTATTCTATTTAACCAATGGTACTCAGGGTAATGTAAAGAGTAATACCATTACATCGGTACCTTCAGTAATATCTTCCTCAATTACGGATGCTACTGTAAGTAATGCTTATGATGCTGGAGGCGGTTCAAACTACGAAAACTTTACCATGCTCAAGGAACACATACCTTTGAGTGTAAAGACTTTGGGAGTAGCAATTACCAAAGAGGATTTCGAAAGTTTAGCTATGTTAGTTGATGGGGTAAACAAAGCTAAAGCCGATTATGAATGCGGTAGAAAGCTTACTATATATATTAGCCCAGATGGTGGAGCTGTTGCTTCTTCCGAATTAATAAATAGGGTATACAACCTATTATCTCAAAGGGCTCCTATGACTACTTGGTTGAAGGTTAAATCTGCAGGCAAGGTTCAGATTATTCTAGAGATGGATGTTACCGGTAAGAAGTCTTATAAGACTGCAGAGATACAAACTCAAATTCTTACAGCATTATACAATGCCTATTCTCCAGAGCAAGCTCAGATAGGTGGAAGCGTAAGGGTATCAGATATATATGCCCTAATAGATAACTTATCAACCGTAGATTACCTTCACCTTACCAAGTTTTATATTAAACCATGGCCCACTACCATTTATGGTAATAAGGAACTAAACCTGGGCCAGTTTAAATTAAACAAGGCAAAGGGTTCTATGACCTACTACATAACCTTCAATTCCTCAACTACCTTTACAGTACGTTCGGTATCAAATGGTTATGTAACTACTGGCTCAGTTGGTAGCTCTATCCAGATTATCGATAAAGCTAATGGTTTTGATTTCTCTTTGGACATTCAGAACAACAGCTATCAATCGGGCTATCGGTATTCTATTACGGTATCAGAACCTAACCATGATTATGAAGACCCCGGTTTTAACTTACCGGTATTCGAAAATGCTTCACAGTTAACATTAACAGTAAATGAAATCGTATAAAAATGGTGAACCTTAAAAATCTAATCGATTTTTTACCATTCGAGTATAAGGACCAAGACACTTATAAGGTAAATGGTAAGGGCATCTTAGAAAGGTTTCTAGAAATTTGTGGAGAGCATTTTGAAGATTATATTACGAAGGACATTGAGAACATTCTGGATATTATTGATATAGATAAGGCACCCGATATGTACCTCAATTTCCTTTGGCAATTTCTTGGAGAAATGCCCTTTGCTTATGGGAACACTATAGATGCACAGAAATGGGCAGAGTACTTTAATGGGTTCTACTCTGATGGTAAACTCCAAGAACTATCAAAGCTTTGGATAATCCCAAAGGAAGGACCCCTTACATTAACCAGTACTCAAGTAAGAAACATATTGAAGTACTCAATATCTCTTTTTAAAATAAGAGGCACCTCTGAGTTCTTCGAGATAATGATGAGGTTGTATGGATTAACCTGCGTAGTAACAGACCCTGCAAAAGCAGATAGCTATGATGGTTGGGTAAAAGGCCATCCACACTTTGACCAATACTATCAGTATGACGATAAGTATACTTACGATAATACTTTTGATTGTTCTCAGTGTATACCAGTAACCTTTAGACTTACAGGTCATGGATATACTTCGAACTCGGCAGCTTTTAGAAAATTTAGAGAAGCTGTAGAGGCTTTCTTTAAAAGGTTCATACCCTATCATGTATCTTTCAATATTCAATATGGGTTTACCGTAAATGATGGGTATACTATTAAAGCCGAGTTAGTAAATCCAGACCAACCCCATTTGATTACTTCTGAAGTATATGAAGTACCAGTGAGGGTAACAGTAACTTCAGATTGGGTAAATGCTGACTTAAGGTACCAGATATCCAGTGATAACGTAAACTGGGGTTACACCAAACATGAAAGTGGTTCTATCTTTAACATACCCAGGGCAGGTACTTATTATTTTAGAAGTGTGGGAGACCCTACTAAGGTAACCCAAATCACCGTTAATCAAGAATCCTATAATCGAGTATATTCTATTACTTGCGACCCAATTACTGGAAAGATAACTCCTACTAACCTAAAAGTAAGTACAGTAGTAAGGGCAAATGTATCTTATAAGGGTACAGTGAAAACTTGTAATGTACGATTATCTGGTACGGATATAGTGAAAGTCTCTGGTTCAACTTGGGAGTTTTCCGAACCAGGTACCTATATATTCGAGGTAGTAGAGTTCCCAGTGAAGCAAACTTCTTTTGTCGTAACTCGAGAAGAGGTTACATATAAGGTAAGATGTACACCTTCTGAATTTAGAGTTGGGGATAAGCAAAGTATTAAAGATGCTACCACTACTCTTACCATTGAATCTAATTATCCAGAATCATTTACTGGTGAACTATACTGTAAGCTAATTGGTGATACTAAGTTGTTTAAGAACGGGGATAAGTTTACTGCTAATAGTTATGGTACTTATAAGTTTAAATGTACACTGGATAAAAGGGAAACAGATGAAGGTGTAGGTATATTCGAAGTAGTATCTGGTAAGACTGCAGTATATAGAATTACGGTTAGCCCACCAACAGTTACATTATTCAATGGCTCTGCCAAGACTACCGTAAAGATACAACGTATCTCTGGTAATGGTGATGATTATAAAGTAAGGGTAATTGAAACTGGAGAAACCTTTGATGCTCAGAATGGATATGTATATACTGCAAATAGGGCAGGGACTTATACCTTCCAGTCAGTAGCTTATCCTACTGCTAAGACTACTCTGGTAGTTAATAACTCTCCAGTAGTATATCAGAACAAGTTAAAGATAGTACCTTCGGATGCTACAGACAGTCATTGGAAAGAACCCAACTGGGCATTACCAGAAGACCAGATAGATGATACTTATGCAGTATACCAATTACTGGATGAGAAGTCTGCTTGTAAGTTCCATCTTGAGGAAATGAAAAATGGGGTCAATGTAAGTGGTACTGCTACCTGTGATGAGAACGGGGAAACCTATAACCTTGATGAGGAAATTGTTCTTACCAAGGCTGGGACTTATACCTTTGTGGCAGATGATGGTTCTTCATTAAGATGTCAAGTAATACTGGAAGATTATCCTACAATCATCGAGATTTCTTGTACTCCTACTTATGCAGAACTAAAGGGGAATGTTAAACAAGTATCTACTTTAATCAAGTGTACTTCTAATAAACCTGACTTCGATAGTCGAATAAGGGAAGTTGGTAAAGTAACTACTTATGATGCAGGTGGTGCTGGTTATGAATTTGTAACTGCACAAGCTGGAGAGTATATATTCGAATCAGTGGTAGATACTTCGAAGAGAACTAAGTTCACCGTAGTAGATGCAGACCTTTTAAGTGTTAGTCCTCAAAAGTTAGAATGGGAACATGATGACCTCTCAGAGAAAACATTTACCATTACAACTTACAGTAATCAATCTTGGCAAATAGTAGAACAATGATAAATTCAACAATCGATAGAATAACAGAAACCACAACTCAGTCTTTATTCAAGGCATTCACTGTGGGTATAGTGGGAGAGTGTACACAAATATTGTATGATTTGAGATGGATGATAATCCTTGCAATAATTCTAATCCTATCAGACTTATGGTTTGGGTTATCTGCAAGTAGGTTACAGAAAATCGAAATTCGAAAATCTAGAGCGGGAAGAAGAACTCTAAACAAGATAGTAGATTATATCTGCTATGTTCTACTTGGTGCTGTACTTGGTAAAGCTATTGGAGAACCCTATGGGATGAACCCAATAGGGGTATCAATAACGGTTATGGTAATATGCTACTGTTTCGAAGTAGATAGTATATATGGACACATCTGTGAAATACATGGTATTAAGAAACGGTACAGTATATGGAGAATACTCTTTAAATTGTTAACCTTAAAGTTCAAGGATGTAGGTGAAGCATTTAGAGATATGTCAGAACAAAAGAATCAATTTAAAAATACTAAGGACAATGAAGACGTACTTTAAGTATGAAGGTATTATTAAATCAAAGGAAGCAGCAGAGGCAATTGCTGCTCCTTCTGGTTTAGGACCATTCTGTGGATTTGGCTCAGCTACCATAAATGGTAACAAGTTAGTGGTATCTCCTCAGGGAGTTGCTGGAAGTAAGTATGCCAATGTAATCAAGGATAGGATTATGGCAAGGTATATGGCAAAGGTTTCAGAAGATGGAGAATTGCCAGATGTAAACTTTGGGTGTATTTCAAGGGATGGGTATGTATTTATATCTGATGAACAAACTATTACCATTGAGAACATCCAAGGTACCCAAGGTTCAACGGAAGAGGTATTACTCTTTGCAGTACACACTACTATCTCCGAACCTGTAGATAACCCAGTAGACTTTGTAGCTTATTGGAATGAATCCTCCGAAAGCTTCTACACCTTGTTTAAAAAGTCTCTGGATATTTATTATCCGATTGCCGAAGAGAATCGTACACCGGATATCATTAATAATGATGTATATTCTAATTACGATATGACCTATAGCAATCTTCTAGAGATGGTAGAGAGTGCTTGCCCTTATTACTCTAATAATAAAACTTCCGTTGTTCTTATCGGAGTATATGGTAAGGGTACTGATGCAATGACCAAACGAAATGAGAACTTTGCTATCGTACCCTATCAGGGTAAGTTCCAAGAAATCCCTTATACTACTGCTGCCCAGAGTATGATGAAAGAATCAGTGAAAAGAGTAGAACAGATAAATTCAGGTTTCCCAGTAGTAGATGAATCTGGTACTAAGTTAAATATCAAGCAATACATCGATAGTCAAATTGAGGCTATCAGAAAAGAATTCTCTGAATCTCTGAGTACTGCTAACTTACCAATCGGTTCTATTATTCTTTGGGAAACCGATGTAATACCCGATGGTTGGGCAGAATATACTAAGGCAGCTGGTAGAATAGTTATTGGTTACCAAGCTGGAGGTGTTCAAATTGGGGATGAAGTAATGTTACAGAATGTTGGAGATTACTATACACCAACTAAAGGCAACTTCCTAATCTCAATTAAAGGCGATGACCTTCCTAAGCATAGGCATGCTCTTGGTGTATCTAAAGGTAAACAAGATAATGCCAATAACTGGGAGAACGTTCGTCCTCAATCTTTCTTTAATAGGGAGACGGGATTGAATGGAGATTTCGGTAGAGGAACTCCTACCAAGGGTATTCAAGATGGTGCTATCGTAGTAAGCTGGAACCTATTAGGGGAATCTTTCTTACAAGAAACTTCGGTAGAAACTTTGGATATTGAAAAATTGCCCCCGACTATTACATTACGATATATCCAAAAGATATCATCATAAAGTTGTTATTAGTTATTTAGTAGTATTAAAACTCATGTGTATTATTTGTATTGTTTAAGAGTAAACATTTGTTTACAATCTGTGTTTTGCGTAGTAAAAATTAATTGGGAGAGGGACGTTGGGAAACGCCCCTTTTCTTTCGTGTTAATACTTAAGTTCTTCTTTAGCTCGGTCTTCCCAATATTGTATATCTTGTCTAAGTTCTGAGATGTATCTCATAGACTCATTAGTCTTAGGCATTTCGAAAAATTCGATAAGCATTATATTAGTTATTCGAGTACTATTTTCAAGCCTTTCCTTGATAAAAGGGGGAGGAGTAATTAATACCTCAAACAAAAGATAGGCATCTGGAGAAAGCTTATCCTTCATATAAGTATACATCATATCAAGCATTTCTGATTTAGCTTTCTCTTCTTCGGTATCATCCTCTAATTCTTTATCATTATCGAATAAGTCATCGAGTTTAAAGAGGCTTTGATTATACTCTGCCTGTTCTCCGTATGCAGAACGAAGCAATTTATTTTTGAATGTACTAAGTGATGCAAGGATTCTTGCTTTAAGGTGTTCTTCAGTACATTCACCATAGTATTTGTTGAAAACAAATAACATCTTATCCCAGAAATAAGATTGGATAATATCCGGTGTAAGATTAAACCGTTTATAATCAATCTGTCTGGTAAGGTTTCTAATTACTGGCTTACAAACTTTATAAAGTCTGTTGAAAGTAGCTTCATCATATTCTTGCATAGGTTTTAATCGATGAAGCTCTGAACCGTTATTTCCTTTACTTTTTCCCATGTTTTTAAATATTCGTTATGCAAATATAAGTATTTTTTCTTATATAAAATAATAATATTAAATATTCGGGAGCTTAAGGTAGTGGATTAGTAGTTTCTAGATAGATGTCAACATACTTAGAACTATCTCGGTACTATCAAAATCTATTAGTTTATATAATATTGCAATATAGATATGAAGAAATTTAAAGACAACATCAAGTTCAGTTTTTCTCCTGAGTTTCAGTTCGAGATACTCAGGTTTGTTTTAAAAGATAAGGAAGGAGGATTAGTACTCAAAAGGATTAAATCCAATTACCTGGTTCTCATAGAACACTCCCTTATCTTCGAGGGTATATCAAAATATTTTAAGAAGCAAGGCAGAATGCCCTCCGAGAATATCTTAAAGGAAGTATTAAAAGAGTTACTAGAATCTAAAACCTATGTGGATTTGGTAACTAAAGATGATATACCCAATATCAATAAACTAATAAGTAATCTCTATCATATACCCCTATCGGATTCTGATTATATAAAAGAAAAGATATATCAGTTCTCTACTTATGTTGAGATGAAGAACTTAAATGATTCCTTCGATTTGGATAACTTTGAACAATACGAAGAGTATTCGAGGAAGATTGAAAAGGTACTTCAGAAAAGTAAACCTAAGAAAGAAGATGAACCTTTATATATGATTCGGGATATTACCGAGAGACAGTTTAGAAGACAATCAGAACCTTCAGTTATACCTTGCCCATTTAGGCAGTTGAATGAACTAACTAATGCAGGAGGTTATCCAGAGCATTCAGTTAACGTGATATTGGATAAACCCAAGGCAAAGAAAACCTTCTTTATGGTAAACCTTGCAAGAGGTTATCTCAGAATGAAGAAGTCAGTATTATATATTGATACAGAAAATGGCCAAGAACAAATTATGGACCGTTTTATTCAATCCAGTATCAATAAAACTAAGAAGGAATTATACTCTGGTGAGTATGATAAACTTGAGTCAAAGCATTTAAGGAAACTTGCAAGGTTTGGAGTCGAATTAGTAGTTGAGCGTGTACCAGCGATGATTACTAATACCACTTATATAAGAGAGAAGATAATTCAGCTTCGTAATCAAGGGATTGATATTAAAGTTCTTATGGTTGACTACGCTGGTAAGCTTGCATCAATAGCGGGTGATAGAGAAGATTTCGAAAGGATATCTAATGTATACGTAGACCTTCAGAACTTAGCCGAGGAATTACATTTAGATATTATATGGACTGCCCATCACATTACTCGTGAAGGTAAAAAGCATAGGCTTACTAGATACGATGAGAATGATATCTCTGGTTCAATTGCCATTGTTCGTAATGCCCAGGTTATCATGGGTCTTAACTCTACTGAGCAAGAAGAAAAAGATAATATTCTTCGAGCTGAGATAGTAGTACAAAGGGATGGTCTTCCTTCCGGTAGAGCATTATTCAAATGCGATGTCGAAAGGCAAAGATGTACGGAATTTACAAGGGAACAACGTAAACAATATGATGGAGTGTATGGTAGTAAGTTGGATGAACAATTTAAAAAGAATACTAACCCGGATGAGGATTCTAAGAAAAGGGAAAGAACTACTGGAGACATTTAGATGTAAGTTGGGTTATCATGAATGGGTAGCAGTTCATTGGACTGAGTTTAAACAGAGACCTCGTAGGGCAATTTTTTCTAAGAAAGGCGGGAGAAGGAAAGCCCAGTATTATGAGAAACGTCATGTAGAGTATTACTGTAATATATGCGGGAAGAAAAGATATGAAAATAACAAACCAGTTTAAATCTAGACTAAGGACATACTTTATTAAACGATTGGGAGCATTCGATTATAAGCACGGATGGTTACGCATTCCCACTTGCCCATATTGCGGGAGAGAACAGAAGTTGGGAGTTAACCTTTCTATGTATAGAACCAATTGTTTTAGATGTAATGCCCATCCTTCTCCTGCTCAACTAATAATGGACATAGAAGGATTTACTGAGTACCATGAACTAATTAATTTTTTGAACAATGGACAATTTGATGAACTACAGTTTAAGGAAGAGAAAATCGAACTTGCCGAAAGTAAGCCCGTATATCTCCCAGATGGGTTTAGAAATATTTCGCTCGGAGACAGCCAACTTGCAAAAAGCATTCGTGGATATATCAAGAAACGCGGCTTTAACCTCGAGAAGTTTTCAAGATGTGGTATCGGATATGGAACAATGGGCACGACATATGGGTACCTTATCATCCCGTTTTATTATCGAGGACAACTTAGGTATTACAATGCTCGAAATGTTATCGGCAAAGGGCCCAGATATAATAACCCAGACAAAGATATTACCGGTTTGGGAAAACAATTTATCATCTTTAATCATGATGCGTTGGAGATGTATCGGTCGGTATTCATTTGCGAAGGAGCACTTAATGCTCTCACAATTGGGGATAGAGCAATTGCCACAATGGGCAAAGCTATTAGTCAGTACCAAGTCAATGAACTACTTAAATCCCAATGCCAAAGATATATTATCCTTTTAGACCCCGATGCCAGGTCTTATGCTGTTAATCTCGCACTTAAATTAGTAGCTTATAAAAAAGTCAAGGTAGTATTTCTTCCAGAGGGTTTTGATGTAAATGATTTGGGGAAGAAACAAACACTTAAGCTAGTATATCAAACAAGGTATCAAAGTTATCAAGAACTGATTCAAATCAGAAACTTATTGAAATAGGGAGTTCCTATTATATTATAAAATAATATATTTATGCGTGAACCATCTATCCATATAACTAAGTCTCAGTTTGAGGAAATATTAAATACCTTAGAGGTAGATAACTTCCCAGTTGAGGCTTTTTTTGTTATTGCCCGGAAAATGGCAATAAATCATAGAGCAGTCTTAGTTTCTAATAATAAGAATACTAAGCGAGTTAATAACATTTTACTAGCATCTAAGGGGGATGCTGCCCTTGTTGCTGATATTTTATATGCAACTCGTATAAAGTTAAAGCATAGGGGAGTTCGTAAAATAAATGAAAGTAATTCTCGAGAATGGGCAAATTGTAAAAAGCTTGCAGAGACATGTAATACCTTTTGTGAGGATTTTAAACTTGATACCAGGGAAGGTTTTATCAAGTATATAGAGACTGGACTAAAAAGGATGACTGATTATAGGAATGTTATGCAAAGGTTAATATCTATGCAGGATAACATTACTAATCAAGTAGATGCCGAGATAGAATTGCAATATTCAGATTCAAAGCTTACTAAAGAGATACATGATTATTTCATAGGTAAGATTGCTAAGGAAACTGGTATTTATGAATCTTATGAAAACCAACCTGAGAAGTATGTACACTTTGCAAAGGTAGGAGAATTCCTAAAAGAAGAAGGTTGGGATTATAAGACATTCATTGATGCTCAGTTTGAATCTCTTGCATGGTGTAATGGATTACCAGATATTGCACAGATGTATACGGATAAAGCAATTGAAAGATACAATAAGTATTTATATAAGTATAAGAACAAAAAATCCCTGGAAGAGGAACCCGAAGTTGAAGGTTCTCTCTGGGAAAAAATTAATAATTAAAAAAGTAATATGAAAGGTTTACAATTTTTCGGAAACAGAGTGGAGGATGCAGCTAATGCTTTTATTGATGTCTTCTTGTAAAGCTTCTAGAGCTAAGTTATCTAAGAAAGATTTAATCCTTATATTTAAGTTAAAGGCTAAAGGCCTATATTATAAGGACATAGCTAAAAGGTTAGGCGTATCAGTAGGTACAATAGGAAGAGTTATTAATAAAAATCTTATAGAGATGAAAATATTGATAGAAAACGGTAATGTTTGTAGTTTAGACTTACCTCTTAAGTTCGCACAGAAACTTTATAATGAGTTTGCCATTCGACATCCAAATGCCTTCTACTTACGTACAAGGCAAAGAGGTATGCAGAATGGTAAAATTCACTACATTACCAAGACTGGGCAATTTAAAATAGGTTTACTTCCTAAGGTATACGATATGTGTATTGAAATGGGGATTAAACCTAAAGTTGTAGATATGAGACAACCTTTACCTAAAATCAGTAAAGTAGTTACGAATATAGGTAAATATAAATTAAGACCCGAGCAAGAGAAAGCAGTTAAGTCTGTGATTAATAATCGAGTAGGTGATACACCTTTCCATATTGGTGTATTAGATTACACGGTTAATGCCGGTAAAACTCTTATCATGTCGTCTTTATATTTAACCTATAAGAAGCAGTTAAAGACTTTGCTAATAACTAATGACTCAGATTGGTTAAATCAAGCTAGAGAAGAATTTAAGCAATATCTTCCGGGAGAAGATATCACTTTTGTTCAAGGCAAGGTTTTAAACTGGAGTAATTTTACTATAGGTATGGTTCAGTCTATTTCGAGGAACATGAGATTCTATCAAAAAGAACTATCTCAGATAGACATGGTACTTGTGGATGAGGCTGACCAGGGAGGTAGTAAACAATATCAGAATGTAATCACCCGACTGTTTAATACCCGAATTCGTATAGGATTATCCGGTACCATTTATATGAGTAAGCTTGCTAAGGATAAGGTTAAGAATATGAACCTAGAATGTTTCTTTGGTAAAGTGATTGCTGAGTTTAAACTTAAGGATTCCATCAAGAAGGGTTACTCAACTAAAACTATCGTAAAGATGGTACCCGGTAAACCTTGGTATGGTAATTGGGAATCTGATTGTATATCCTATAAGGAGATATATGATGATTCTATTACCGAAAATAATACCGCGTGGACCATGGCTTATAATCGATTACGATGGAATATTAATCAAGGTAGATATCCTGCTCTTGTAGTATGCAAGCATATTGCACATTGTGAAAATCTATATAAGTTCTTTAAAAAGAAACTGGGCGATGCCTATAATATTGCCTATGTGCATGTTAATACTCCCTCTAAGTTAAGACAACAAATAATGATGGATTTTAGGGAAGGCAAAATAGATATCTTGGTATCAACTACAATCATTGCTCGAGGTAAAAACTTTCCTAAGCTTAGGTATTTACTTAATGCAGCAAGCATGGATAGTCAGGAAAAATCTATTCAGTTTCTTGGTCGTTTGGTAAGAACCGATAAATCGAAAAAGAAAGTATACCTGGATGACCTTCATTATCCTGGCCCTTATTTAGATAGGCATGGTAAGCATAGGAAGCAATATTATCAGAGACAAGAATTGAAAATAATATTGTTAGATAAGCTATGGAAGAAACATCCTAACCATAGCCTTATTAAGAGTTAACTAGAAGTACTATGAGTATTTACTTTTTCTCCGTAGGAGGAAAAGAAGATTACAATTAATAAGCATATAGGCATTATGAATAATGATAAACTAATATGTATCAGAGATGAAGATGATACTAAACTAACTACTCTATTATCAGATGGTTGGAAGATAATCCAAATCTCTGCATCCGGTATTTATTGCTGGGTACTTTTAAGGAAACCCAATAATACTAAAAAGAAAATCAAAGGCTTTCAGTGATGGAGAAATATATTTTAATTACAGCGGTTGTTATTATGATAATAATACTCGCTTTAGACTTCATATTTTCTAAGGATGGCTATCAATGCCATTCATGTAAGAAACGTTTTCATAAAAAGGATTTGGAAATTAAGGGATGGCATTTCAAGGAATGGGTCTGT